AGTCGCGGATCGTGATTTCCGGCGTGGTGCGGATGTTAACCGTGTCACCATACTGGCGAATCTCGCCCTCGTAGTCCGTGTTGGAGATAGCCGCGAGAACCGTAGCATCGTAGAAGTTCTCGATCAGTTTGCCCGACCAGAGTTCGGGGATAAAGTTGCCGCTGTAATTCGGGCGGCCCGGCGAAACAGGATAAGACATAACAAAACTCCTCTAATTACGCATTAAGTTGGATTCGATTCTCTCGCTGTGCAGCGAAGATATCGCGTTCAAGACGGTCTCGTTCCTGCTCTCGGCCCTTGTACTTACCCTGACGAACATCCGCGAAAAACTTCTGAATGTCCGCTGGAGTATATACTCGCGCCTTGCTGGTTGACGGGGTTCCGGAGTTCTTTGAACGTCCGGGGGTAACCTGTTTTTCCAACTCTGAAGAAACAGAAACACGACCAGTGTTCTGAGCAACAGTGACTTGTCCAGTTTTATCAAGCCAAGCGCGGAAGAAATTTGCAACGCGACGAGCATCAAGCCCGCGCTGTGCATCCTCAAGATAGGTCTGACGACTGATGTTTGTCAGCGGATCCACTTCCAACAACCAAGACTGAAAGTCCTGATTATCGTTGACATCCCGCCAATTCGGGACGGCTGCAGACAGATCAGCCCAGAACTGCTGCTCTGCGGAGACGGCTTGCTTTTGCGCTACAGCCTGAATCTGCGGAACCACGTTCGACTGCAGTTGTGAAATCGTCTTTTCCAACTGGGCCATACGCTGCGCAACAGAACCAAGTTCTTCGCGCGATACCTTACGCATAACCTCCAGCGAATCGCCGTACTCTTCCACGTCCTTATCCGTAACAAGTTTCTCAACCTGTACCGGGGACGCAGCGGTAGCAGCCTGCTGTGCTGAAATTGACGCCAACAACTGTTCCATCTGTTGGAGTCGCTGCTGCATTTCCCGATTCTGCGCGTGCAGCCGGGGAACCTCAGCGTTGTACATACCTTGAAGCGTCTTGTATTTCTGCAAGACCACATCTTCCGGCGCTTTTTCATCACCAGTTTTCTGCTCAACTACTGGTGAAGGAGCAGCAGGTTTCGTATCAGCGGGCACGTCGGCGGCAACAGGGAGACTTGCACTCTCTTCTGGCGCGGAGGATTCATCGGCAGATTGGTCTTTGCCTGCTCCCTCAGCAGCGTCATTGAGTTGCTTGTAAAGTTCCTGTACAGCCTCGGACTGTTTACGAATTTGCTCTGGAAGTGCCATGTGTACGCTCCTCTTCGGTGTGCGTTATTAGACGGCGAGTTTAATCTTTGCCGCTATTTCAGGGGCATCTTTGGCGAACTTATACAGTTCACCCAACACTTGGCAGCGCCCCTGCGAGACTGCCGCGTTGTTAATCGCACTGGGAAGATTCTCCAGTTCGTGAATGCGCCAAGCATTCAGAAACGAAAGTATCTCCGGATATTGTCTAATTGCAAGTGCCATAGACTTGACAGTTTTGTCATCCGGTCGGATCACGCCGCCCTCCCACTGGGGCCACGGACAGTAGTAGCCTCTACGCCGCCTTTGGGAGACCCATCAGGGGCTGTAGGCGTTCCACCTTCGGGCTGCTGCGGTTGCTGCTGGGCAGCAAGAGCCATGGCCTTGGCTTCCATACGGCCGTTATAGGACGCCTTCTCGCGGGAGGGGATGATCTCATCGACGGGCATCTGCAGCCCCTTAGCGATCTCCCGGAGGATTGCAGCGCGTCCATCGCGGCCAATGATCTCAACGTCAATCGGATTAGCCGTAGCATTGAGGAATTCAATCCGGCGGAGGTTGACGGTCTCTTTCACCGCGAGGTTCACAGCACCTCTAGCCACAACCTCAACGTCGCCCTTAATGCTCTCGTCCTCGTCATAGCGCATGTTGTAGATGAACTGACGGGTAACGATCGGCTTAACAACGTCCATATCGACGTGCATCACAACCTGCCTAATCCCCTTACCAGCGGCACCCATGAGCATCGAAAGGCCCGACGAAGTACGCCCAGCCCCCTGCACATCGAGGTCACCATAGACATATCCGGGGATGCCGGAATGATCATCAGCCAACCGGCTGAATTTCTCATACACAGCCATCAACTCAGACGCACGGGAATCAGGCTGAGTGAACCGCACCGCAGGTGCGCTAGACCCCATGGGGTCATTGGTTACTTGCCAGATCTTCCAAGGTGCGAGTTGAGTGATGTCTTCATTCGGTGGAATACGCTCAAGATTAACTTCCACCTGCGGGCCAGACGATATGCCCATGTTGTTGACCAGTGCTCTGGCGGCGGCGTTGCAGACACTTTGGAGGTCTTCGAGGATCTTGGGGATGCCTTTGCCCCAGAACGCGCCGGGGCATTTGATGAACGAGGTTTTGGAGTACGGCTTTTCACCGAGAGGGTCATAGTTAAGTACCGCCTTGATTACGTAGTTACCCACTACCCACACGTTTGCGTCGTATTCACGCGCTTGGTCGGGTACTTCTTCTTCAGAGACGCCCCACTCAATGAGCATCTTTCCACTGACTTTGCCCCAGAATTCCAGAGCATCGAACACTTCAGTCGGCCGCATGTACGAGTAATACTTGCGCTCTTCCTCGTCCTTGATCAATTCAACATCTTCGTTGATCCAAGACTGGCCGTTGCCGATCTCAAGCACTTTGCGAATAGCATCTTCGTCGTACCCCGGCACGCCGATCAGATCGGACAAGTCCATGCGGGTAAGCGGATGATGCTGAAAAATGTAGCCTTCGTTGAAATCTTCGATGCCCGGCTCGGGGAAGATCCGGAATGGATCGACACGCTCATACTCCGGGCCAAGACGCTCAATTGGCTCAACAATTGTCTGACCACTGGGGAGCGTCTTCCACCCAATAGTACGCTGTCTACGTACAATCGGGCCTTTGACAAACGCAGCCGGGAATGTAACGACATCCGTTATAAAATCATTGAAGGCTTTCTCCCAGCCGCCTTGCGCAAACTGGTCTTGGATCTTCACCTTCATGCGATCGGCACGCTGCTGCGCACCTTGCAGTACACGGAATCGGTAGTCCTGCGAGACGGTCTCTTTCAGTTGCGACATCTCTTCGCGGTTGGGAGCCTGTCCACCTTCCTCGATGATTCGAAGCACTTTCTCGGCAAACTCAGCCTGAATCTCGCGGGACTGGGCGGGGGACAAATCCGGAATCGGAGTGGCTTGGAGATCCCAAGGAGGGGTGCCATTGTCCAGCAAAATGTCTCTAAGCCAACTTTCGGCGGCGCGACACTTCACCTCTGTGATCATCATGTAGATCTCAGACCCACCCTGTGCCCTAATCGCCGCCAGTTTGTCGTTCTCGTACTCGCCATTTCTTTGGCGTAGCGCACGGAGCATTTCATTTTCGATGGGCTTTTTGGCCATCTTGGCCGCATCCCAACACTCACGCAGATAGCCAACCAGCCCTAAAATTACAGGCTGATTCTGCCTAGCCTCCAATGCCTTATCGGCAGCAAGTTGCTCTTGCTTGGCAAGATCGGAGTTATTGACTACGCGAAGAAACGTGAGACCGGCCATGTTTACTTCTTGCCGTAGAACTTCTTGTAGCCTTCCTGCGTTTTCTTGGTCATGGCTGCGCCCTCAGCCTCTCGCATAGCCGCACGTTCCTTCTCGGTGTACTTAGGGGCATTCTCAATTTCGCGGCGAGCATTTCGCATCATTGCGCCGGGTTTACGCGGGTCTTCCATCATGTTTCGGCTAAATTCCGCTGCGCTCATCTGGCGCGGCTTAGTAACCATGCCACCCTTCTGGTAGGACTTGATCGGCTTAACTGAACCCGACATTTTCGAGTTCGACGACGTAACCGTGTAAGGCTTGTTGCATTTCATGCGCGTACTCCTCCGCGTTATGCGGGTTGTAGCACAAGTATACCCAATGTCAATAGGAAAAGAACCCCCGAAAGAACTTCGGGGGTAAAATAGGAGTAGAACTGATGAAACGAAGAGATAACGCGGCAGAGCATATCAAGTCCAACCGGCGGCTGCAATCCTTTTCACTTCCCGTTTCTGCCCAATGCTGGAGGCATCCGACGCGTTCGATATGTGAAGCATGAGGTACTGAAGCGCTTCTGCGACGTGTGAGTGTTTGTTCTTGTCGATCTCGCCGTTACCTCTGGGCTTATACCGATACCCACCCATCATGGCCGCTTTCAACTGCGTGCATCGCGGGTCTACGACAAAGGCCGGGTCGCCATCGACTTGCCGCATGAGATACTCGTCAACGGCGTTAATACGTGCTGATATGTTATTGGTCTTTGCAGGGATTACCTTAAGCCCCTCGGCTTTGATGATATCCACCGCGCTGCGCTCGTCGGTCTGCGCTCGCTGCACACCAGCCGGGTCGGTGACTACCAAAATGGGAGCGCCGGGAAAGCGCTCGTAGATCCTAGGCTTGAGCATAGTCCTAACAAACCGCTGGATGCCCATGTCGAACGACACGCACTCGTCAAGTATCAGCGCCCTGCCCCGTGGATCCTGCTGCCCGATGAGCGCCGCCGGGGTAAGTCCCAAGTCCATCCCCACCACGATGGGCCGCACCCCGTTTGAGATATGCCGCAGCGCATTTTTAGCCATGTGGTAGTCCGGCTTGAAGTATTTGTACACCGGCGTACCAGCCAGTGACAGCCCGTACTCACCGTCGATGTAAACGCGGATGTACTCCTCAGAGCGACCCTGCGTGTCGTAGTACCCCTCGGGCAGATTCTCCACGTTCTCGGCGTACGGCGATCGTCCGGACGGCTGCTTAAACACTGCCCAGCCATTTGCGTTAGGAGACACTCCGTCCTTGGGATCCAGTCCCTCCATCTGGTAGTACCACCAAGTGTCGATTGTCGGCGGGTTAGTATCCCCCCACATGCCGAACCAAGTAGGCCCACCATCCTTGGCCGATGGAAAACGTCCGATGCGCTTACTCATGGCGTCTACGATGTCGGGGTGTATGTCTCTGCACTCGTTGAACCAAGCGCCGGTAAGTTCTAGTGAGTTCAGGTTAGCCACGTCATCGGCATCGTCCAGTGCTCGGAACATGATCTCCGCCTCGACATCCCCTAGTTTGAAGAGGTACGTCTTGGTAGTGCGCATAAACGTCCCGCACGTCCCGGTCGGGAACCAGTCAAGAAACGTCTTGATAGTCGTATCCTGCAACTGCCGGGCGGTCTCACGCACCACGGCCCAGCGGCTGCGCCGCCTGCCTCTCTCGTCGGGTAGTTGCCCACTCGCCCTGCGTATGATCTCAAAGGAGCAGGTGACGCTCTTGCCCGAACCTACCGGCCCCATGAGGACGCGCATCTTGGCGTCCGACTGCATGAACTTCTTGCCTGTAGGCGGTGGCGTGTAGTTAATTTCTAACGTCATTGGGCGTCCTCGACCAGCATCACCACGAAACTACGGACTTTTTTGCCGTTCCTTTTGCCCTTGGTTATGCGTGTCAAGAACGATAATCCGTGCTGCTTCAGCGCACTCGTGAAGTTGTGATACTCCAAGGAGTTGTCGAACACGGCCGCCTCGTAGCCGTCAAATGTTGTGTGAAAGCGTCTGCTCAGGCTCAAAGGAAGAGTCACCAAGAGATTCCTCCGGGGTTAGGTCGATTACGCGGGCGTCCTCGGGACTGTTGCCAAGGTTGATAGTGATCTTGACCCCACCGCCTGCCTGCTCAACGGGGGTATCTTTAGGCTCAAGTCCTGCCCACTTGACAGTGGATTTGATCAGATCCGCCTTTACAGCAGGTGAAACTACTGGGTCGTGGATAAGAAGCCATGATGTGGTCAGGAGTTCTTCGGCCTGCGCTCGGGCCTTGAGTTTGAAAGTTATGCCCTTCTCACGCACTTCCGTGCGGAAGAGTTCGACTTTCTTCAAAAATACAGGGTCTGCGTTGAACCGCAGTAGATCAGTCGATGTGATCTTGTGTCGTGTCAGTACGTCCGTCAGCGGCTCACCGCTGCCTTCGAGAGTCAATGCTACGTCAAAGGCTAGTCGGTCAGACCACTTCGTAGGGCGAAGCGGATGGTAGTCCATGAGAGGGTTTTACCGTTGAGATCTTTTCCTGTCAAGTCTGAGTTCCTTCCAGTGCAGTATCCGATGGCAGTTCGAACACAGGGGTATGCACTTGGTCTCCGCCTCGCGTATGGCTTCGGGTATGTTGTTCCTGACGGCCGCCAGTTTGTTTACCGACTTCTTGTTCTTGCGGATGATGTGATGGAAGTCGATGACCGCCGGATGACTGAACCCGCAGTATGAGCACTTCTGCTTGGCTTTGTACTCCTCCCACTCCTTGCGTTTGGCTCGCTTACGTAACTTCTGCTTTGCTATCTGATCTTCGCGGTGCTTGTAGTACCAGTTGAGGCTGTAAATTCTCTGCTTCTTGCGGGCTAGTTCCTTGTCCTTGTATGGCACGATTACTCCATTGTGGTGAGCATCTGCTGAAGCAGGTGCGATAACCGATCTACCAAGGGTTCGTCCTCTGAGAGTTCGTAGTATCCGGCGGTGTCGAGGATTGCGTGGGTAGCCTCGTGGAGAAAGACCTGTTGGCGGTGGGTACCCTTGAGTGTTGTCAGAAGTTCGATGCGATTTTCTGACGGGAGCCACATGCCGACACAATCCTTGCCGTGCTTCCACTTGCGAACAGGGACGTTCACCACTTGGATGGTGTGGCCTGCGAGTTGAAACTGTTTGGGTATGCCGTCTCTACGCATGGGGGGAGTGTAGCAGGTGGGACGGATGTGGCTGATGTAAAGTTTTGGTTTTTTTGGGTCTTGCTTTAAGCGGTTTACTCTAAACCGGGGGGGCCGTCCGTCGCCAGTCCATGTGCCCCCCCCCCCCCGCACGCACGCACGCACGCACGCGCACCCGCGCACCCGCGCACCCGCGCACCCGCGCACACGCGCTTCCTTCTCCGCGACCCGCGACCCTTCCGCAAACTTGACGTTCGTGTAAAGTCTGTCAGTGTGAAGTTGTCGGCGGCGACAACGCCTCCGACCCGATGCCCGAGCGGCACTCGGGTTCTTTAACAAGTAAAGGTGCTTTATGGGCGATTTCAAGCCTACTGTTAAGCGGTCGATTAAGCCCGTCACTCTCACGGTGACGGTGGAAGCCACCCGGATCAACGAGAACGGCACGTTCTCGGGTTTCGTGATCAAGGCGGCTAAAGGCCCGAACGCCACGTTTAAGGCGGTAAGCCCCCCACAAGGTGGCGGTGCGATCTACCTGAAGGTGGAGTCTCTGGACGGCGTGACTGTCCAGACGGGCGCAGAAGCGACTGCCCGCGAGAAGGTTAAACTCTTCTAGCGGAGAACCTAGGGAAGGGCGGCCAAGGATGGCCGCCCGACTCTTCAACCCTTAGCCTGAGGATACGTATATGCATCCGTTTGAAGTAGCCGGTAGTCTTGGTGCGTATGGATTCTGGTACACCTACTGGAGTCTTAGGTATGAACACCCATACACAAAATGGGAAGCACTTTGGCTGATTTGGATAAGTTGGAACTACCAACGTCATCGCTACAAAATGTAGCCACTGGCCCGCCGAAAGGCGGGTCTTTTTTTGCCTGTGTGCAGCCGGTTGCGTGTTGTACGGAGGTTTTAGGTAAGACTATACGTCGGGGGGTCATGGCTCGCAGTCGCTTTATATCGCAATAACTAGGGGGACAGCGCTCAAAGAATTTAAGTCATTGATTTTAAAGGGATGATCTAAATGATCTAAGTGAAACCTTACGCACAAACTTGACATTTAGATCACTAACTATACATGTAAGGTTACGTAAGTGCTTGAATCCACAAGGGAAAAGACAGGTGCTAAGAAAAGTATGATATAAATAATCTAAATAATCTATGTTTTTTGTGTATATGCCTTACTACAATTTTTTTTCTCACTGTATATCCATACAGTATCTTACTCCCCAACTATGTAGCACCACATTATCTTCAAAAACATAGATTATTTAGATTGTTGCGCCCAAGTCATTGATTCCATTAGGGTTCTACGATCTAGTAAAGTTAGATTATTTACCTTAAACTGCGCGCGCGGTTAGATCACACAATGTCAAGTGGGGCGAAACTTGACGTCCGGCGACCCGTCGGCCAGTGTTGGGGTGTCCCAGCCGGGACTATATGTAAACTTTATAGGAGCAAATAGCGATGAGTACAAAGTTCACCCCGACCGTCAAGCGTCCCATCAAGCCGGTTACCATCACGGTAACTTTACAGGCTACCCGTGTAAACGAGAACGGTACGTTCTCTGGCTTTGTTGTCCAGAAGGCTTCTGGCCCTAACGGTACGTTCAAGGTGTCCATCCCGCCGCAAGGCGGTGGTTCCATTTACCTCAAAGTTGACAGCCTTGAGGGTCTGACTGTTCTGGACGCTGAGGCCGCTGCCGTTTCGCAGAAGGTCAAGTTGTTCTAATCCACATGGGGCAGGTAACCCCTGCCCCTTCCCTTCTGGAGGACTTATGTCGCTTGAATCATTCAGAACTGTAGTCAATACCCTTGAGCAGTATGCCTTTTCCCACTACGAAGCCGGTGGTCATTGGGTCGCTGAGACGTACAGTTACAAGGACTATATAGAAGTTCTTGAGCACAACGACTTCAACGTAGATGAAGCCAAAAAGGAACTCAAGGAGTATTGGGAGTGGACGAATGAACGACAGCGTGAGTGCTGGTAAAGCGGCACCTGATGAGACCAATCATTAACATATGGAGTATTGAAGTATGGCTGATGTGAACAAGGCTAAAAAGCGTCGGGCCAGTGCCAATGGCCCCAAGTACAGCGTCCAGTACGGTCGCACCTACAGCAATAAGCGTCGGGCTATCACGGCCCACATTCAGCGGCTTGAGGCTGCTCTGGCAGCAGCCAGTGGTGAGTACAGCAAGAGTCCGTGGGACGCTACCGAGCGTAAGATCAAGAACATCGAAGCCGCCCTCAAGGACGCGCAGATTGCACTGCTCGGTCTGAAACTCAAAGCCTAATCATGGGGGGCTTCGGCCCCCTTTTCTTCGGAGGTTATATGTACTGTCGTCCATGTAAGTCCCGTGGAATCTTCACGGAAGTGCCTGCACCAAGGCAACGTCGTAGCGATGGGGGTGAGTTCCTCTGCGAGGACTGTGCCGAGACCGTGGCACGGAAACACAAATGGACTATCGGCCAGTTCCACAAATCCAATGCGATGGTGATTACCGATATGTCGCTGCTTAAGCAGTTGAACAAAGGGGGGTTAGTGCGATGAAGATGAGCAAATATCTAATCAGATATCGAGACGAAGTGACCGTGCATCCCAACCCGCCGTTGGAGTTTCGATGCGAGGCAGAGGTGTATGACGATGCCGTGGAACAGTTTTACGAGGTGCATCCCACCCATCACAACATTTTAGATGTCTTAAAAGAGGAGGGTAAGCCATGAACGACGAAGACCGTAAAGCACTTATAGCCCTACGGGTGGCCGTAGCCAGAACTGCACAGGTGATGGAGGTGGAGTCCATGCGGTTACCCGTGCTAGGTAAAGCCTACGAGGAGTTACACGATATGGCAGAGGCCAATGAGCATGGCTGGAAGTCTTTGCTGTTCAAAGTGATGATGAAGGGCGTGCGGAATGAGAATCGTGACTCGTGAGGAGTACGAAGCCATCCTCTGGATGGTGTACCGCCGTGGGGCAATCCACGGGGGGTTGGTCGCTGTAGCCACGGCTACGGTGTGGTTGTTGTTTAACTGAGGAGATACTGATGAAGCGTTTATTCGTGCTACGGCACGGCAAAGGTGGAGCAATTGTAAGGGGCGAGGGTAACGAGCCTCTGTACTTTGAGAGTAAGCCTGCAGCCAAGGCTGCTAGGGATGAGCGGAGTGGAACCGTAGTGTCCTACGGCCCTGATCACGACAAACACAAGCATGGAGATAAGTGAAATGCGTCCGACACTGTTAAAAAACACGATCAAGAGTTTATTCCCCATCAATCGTACCGTCTGCATCGAAGGCCCACCGGGTGGTGGCAAGACTACCATCGTCGAGGAGTCCGCAACGGATCTGGGTGTAGGGTACATCGAAAAGCACGTACCTACGATGTTGGTCGAGGACTTCGGTGTTCCCGACATGATGACTTCCTCGCAGTCCTTTGGGTACAAGTTGCCCGACTGGTTTCCTGCCAAGGGCAGCAAGCATGACGATGGTCGGGGTGGCATCTTGTGCTTTGACGATCGTAACCAAGCAGGTGCTGACATCCAGAAAGTTATTGCCAACATCTGCCAAGCGCGTAACTTGCACGGTGCTTTGATTGCCGATGGTTGGATGGTTGTTGGCACTGGCAATCGCCAGTCTGATCGGGCAGGTGCAGGTCGGGTGCTTAGCCATCTGCGTAACCGCGAGACGGTGTATGAGTTGGAGACTCACCTTGATGACTGGACTGCGTGGGCCATTAGCCATGACGTAAAGCCCGAGGTGATTTCGTTTATCCGTTTCCGTCCGGGCCTGCTGCATGACTTCGATGCACAGCGTGACCAGAATCCTACGCCGCGTTCGTGGGTTGAGGGTGTGTCCGATGTGCTTGGTGTTGTGCCAAGTGAATCAGAGTTTGAGTCATTCAAGGGTGCAGTCGGTGAGGGTGCTGCCGCCGAGTTCGTTGGGTTCTTGCGTATCTTCCGTAAACTTCCCAACCCCGATGGCATCATGCTCAACCCGACTGGTGCTGACGTACCGACAGACCCTGCCACGCTGTATGCCTTGACGGGTGCGCTTGCACAGCGGTGTACCGAATCCAATCTGGATCGTGCCTGCACCTATTTCGAGCGTATGCCTCCGGAGTTCAGCGTCCTTGCCATGTCAACTGCGGTGCGGCGCAACGCTGATCTGTGCAATACGGCAGCGTTCACCAAGTGGGCAGTCAACCATCAGAATGTTCTGTTCTAAAGGAGTAACTGTATGAAGAAGTATATTGCGTTGACAGCGTTGTTGTGTTCCACGGCACATGCCCAGTTCGATACGCCCGTTGTGGCTACGATGAACAACATGGGTAAGGGCAAGATCGTGTTGCTTGATGAGCCGTGCGAGACCGACAAGACCAAGGTGATGAAGCGTGCCTTCTACTACACCCGTGACAACCACACTTCCGATGGGTGTTGGAAGGTTGATGCCGGTACGGTGGTCATCCACTGGGAGAACGATGGCAAGCGGCGGTATCCGTTTGACTTGCTGCAATACAACGAACGGAAGTTCCGGTAATCGATAACCGATAACAGAGGAGTATTAACTGTGAATCTGAATGACAAAGCACTACTAGTCCAGTTGAACATAGGCGGGTGGGCTGGCCGCAAGTTGGATAAGCGGGTAACTCAGGACGTTGCCCGTAGCAACGGGGTTAGCACTAACGCAGGGCGTTATAACAAATGCCTGCTTCCGGGTTGCACGTTGCTCGAGGATATCCACAGCAAGGATGGGCTTGTGCGTAACAAGTTCTATGAGAACACCTTGCCGTGGGGTATTGAAGGCACCTTCCTGCTTCCGACTAGCAACTACCTTGGCTTTATGACCACCTTCCGAAAGGAGAAGGCTGAGCGCACGTTGCTTGTGTCGAGGTTTGCGTATGACTACCCCACGCTCAAAGCCAAGGCCAAGCAGGACTTGGGGCCGCTCTACTGCGAGTCTGACTACCCTGCAGCGGATGAAATTGAACGCAAGTTCTACATGGATATTCAGGTCATGCCCGTGCCTTCATCAGACTTTCGAGTGCAGATTGGTGCCGATGAATTGGTACGCATTCAGCAGGATGTTGAGCAGCGGGTGCGTAGCGCACAGGCTACGGCTATGAAGGACTTGTGGAATCGGGTCTATGAGAAGGTCAAGCATATCCACGAGAAGTGTGCTGACCCCAAGGCAATCTTTCGCGACAGCATGATCGACAATGCAAGGGAGTTGTGTGACTTGCTTCCGCGATTGAATTTTGCTGATGACCCGCAACTGGAAACAATGCGGCAGGAGATTTCATCCAAGTTGTTGAAGCATCCTGAGATTCTGCGACTGCATCCGGAGATGCGGCGTGACACGGCGGCTGAAGCCAAGGCAATCATGGACAAAATGTCCGCTCTTATGGGAGGTATGTGATGACTAGCGTAATGCCACGACGAAAGGAGCAGGTAACCCCTGCTCCGCTTACCCCAGATCGTGAGAAGAAACTTCGCACCAAGTTGGCCAAAGCCAAGACCTCACTGGTTTTGGAGCATCCGTTTGTGGGTACGGTCGCATTGAATTTGCCCTATCACATTACGACCGATGTGCCGACTGCAGCGACCAATGGCAAGTGCATTAAGTTTAATCCGGACTTTGTGGAGAAACTCACCGATGAGGAAGTCAAGTTCCTTGTAGCGCATGAGTGCTTCCATCCCATGTTGGAGCATAACTATCGGCGCGGTGAGCGTGACCCACGCAAGTGGAATCAGGCAGGCGATTACGTCATCAACCAATTACTTACCGATGAGAAGATCGGCAAGATGCCAGAAGGTGGGCTGTTGAATAAGGCTACCTATGACGCGGGCGGCGGTAGCAGCGACGGCATCTACAACATTCTGCCTGATCTACCCGATGACGGTGGCGGTGGTGATGATCCCTTCGATGGTGATCTGGAAGATGGCAATGGCTCGCCTGCTGAGCGTGAGCAGGAACGTGCTGAATGGAAAGTCAAGGTTGCACAGGCAGCGCAAGCGGCCAAGATGATGGGCAAGTTGTCTGTCAATATGCAGCGGCTTGTCGATCAGGTGCTACAACCTAAAGTCAACTGGCGTGATGTGCTGCACCGCTTTGTCGAGAAGGCTAAGAACGATGAGCGTAGTTTCGCACGACCGAACCGTAGGTTTGTGCAGCAGGGTATCTATCTGCCTACGATCAGCGGCGAGACGATGGGCGAGATTGCCTTCTGCGTGGATATGTCCGGTTCAATTGGACAGGATACTGCGAATCAATTTGCTGCTGAAATGCGAACCGTGTTTGAGGACTGCGCCCCATCGAAGATGCACATAATCTTCTTTAGCCATGATGTATGTGGCTACGATTCATTCGGGCGTGACGATGAGTTCAAGTTCAATCCTCGCGGCGGTGGTGGTACGGCGTTCAGCCCGTGCTTCAAGTATATGCAGGAGAACAACATCAATCCTGTTGCTTGCGTGTTCCTAACCGACCTGTGCTGCGATGACTTTGGTAATGCACCGGACTATCCGGTGCTGTGGGTAAGTACGGAAAAAGGTACTGCTCCCTTTGGCGAAGTAGTGTTGATGTAACTGTTACGGAGGTAACTACTATGGCTGTTGTACGTATAAGTGATTCTCTCAGAGATGAAATCTGCAGTAATGGCAGAAGGATTTTTGAAGACAGGCGAACCAAAGTTATAAGTTCCTACTCACCTGACATTGGTGACAAGTTCTATCACTTGTTGTACTCCAAGTATCCGGAATTGCAGACGCTGCCTGCTGGGTTCTTTGAGACTAGTGGAAGTATTTCGATTGTGTCCTTCTGTGGTATCGGTGTTAACCGTGACTTTCGTTTGACAAGAGAACGTCCGTTCCCCGATAAAACTAAACTGCCCGGTATTGATAGCGGGTATCGGTGCAATATGCTTTCCTACAAGATCACTACTCCCCCTTCAACTCCGGAGGAGCAAGAGATATACGATGAGATCAGCAGGGTTGAGACTCAGTTAACTAAACTGAACAACGACTCTAACGAACTTCGTAATTTTCTGATGACACTTTTGGCTGCACATAGCACACTGAGCAGCGCACTGAAAGCATGGCCACCACTGTGGGATTACGTACCAGAAGATGCCAAGCAGCGGCACTTGAAAGTACCGGCCAAGCAAGAGAAGCCGCCTGCTCCGAGCATTGACCCGGAGATGCTAAACCGCATGACTGCCATGACTGTCGTGGCAAAACTGGTTAAGTAATTATGGAGGACGACGATAGCGCAGCGTTGCATGAGCAACGACAACAAGAACTCAGATTGAAGGAAGAACTCGAAACCGAGTTACATGGTGACAGGTTCAAGCAAATGGAACTTGAACTTGAAGATCTAATGCGTGAATTCTTTAGGAGAGACTGATGCCTAAAATATATTTTTACAAAGACGCCCAACGACGGTTTTCATCTTGTCGCTTTCCGGACAGAGGTAAGCCACTAGCAACTAACATAAGGTTGTTTAATAGGTCTGACGGTAATTTCTACGTTCAGGTTCATGGAGTAACTGTCTTTGAGATAACTCCTGATAATAAAGTTACTTTTACATTGTCTGCTGAACAGGCTCACTCTAAAGGTGCGTGTCTGTCTATCATGTTAGATCGTATAATTCCATTCTACTGGTTACGCATTGCCAAGGGGCGGTACTTAATCATAGACAGGAAGAATCTGCGTGAGTTACAAGAACAGCGCAGGGCGGGTAAAGATGACGAATCGTGGAGGTCAATGCTTAAGGCTAGAGCCAGTGAGTTCTACCAAGGGATTAGTTTTTCTTTGGAAGAAGGCAAGTGTCTTAACCCTAAGTACATAGGGAAGCCGACTATCAATACGGATGCGCGTCTGGTATGGTTGCGTAAACTTAAGGCGTTCAAACGGGCTGTCAGTATTCGACAGAAGTTGGGTGCTTTTGAACCTGTTGCTGCTGAAGTTAGGGGAAACACTTCTCATCTTACTTCTAGTACGGTTTTGTTTTCGCGGGTCAAAGACTCCATCAACGATGAGCATGTTACGGTTGATCTTATTAAAGATATTTATATATACATTGTAAGCCCGTGGTGGCGTAGATCAGCAACTTCCAAAGACATTGAGTCTGCTGTGTATAGGTATCTTAATAATAATAGTGTTGATTTGCGTAGATCCTTTGGTGTGTTTGAAAAATCTGGAGAAGCAAATGCCGAATAAGATTTGGGAAGTTGAAGGCGACGGCGAACCAGAGATGATTAACAACCCTGCACACTACACTGCCGGTGGCATTGAGACTATCGACTTCATCGAAGCGAAGGACTTGAACTACCGACTGGGTAATGTCATCAAGTACGTGAGCCGTTGTGGGAAGAAGGACTCTGACCCGATCAAGGACTTGAAGAAGGCACGTTGGTATCTTGACCGTGAGATTGCCGCGAGGGAACGCGCATGAAGTGGTTAATGGATATCTTCCGGCGAGTACGCCGAGCGCGGAGCCACGAATGGCGCAGAGTTCCACCACCTAACTGGGCATGTAAGCGTAGCGGGAGGGATGTATGGTAGTCCACGAAGAAGATGATTGGGATCGTGAGTGGGATCGTATGTCCCACACCATATCTGAATATCAGCAAGAAATCCGTGAGATGCGTGAGCGAATCAGGTGGTACGTGGGTCGTATTGAAGAACTGGAAGAAGAAGTCAAACAACTGAGAGCGCAAGATGCGCGATGGGTGCAAGAGCCATGACTGAACAACCCGAATCCCTGCGACTGGCTGATGAACTGGAGGATTGCCGCATTGTTCTGCCCCTTGAGCGCAAAGCCGCCGCCGAACTGCGCCGGTTGCATGAGGTGAACGCGGAACTGTTGGGGACATTGGTGGCAATTGAGATTGCGTTGCAGTTGCCATTTGCCACCCCCGCGCAGATCCGGGAAATCATCCGCGCAGCCATCGCCAAAGCGGAGGGATGGACATGAGAATCCGCGTAACGCAATTAACGGTCGTCGCAGACGACAAGCCGATCTTCGATGAGTCCGCCACGCAAGTGGAGATCACGGACGAGGGAGGCGGTGAGTTCGTGCTGGTAAAGCAGACTGGAGGTGGGCAGGCAGAAATCAAAATCGATATCTATGAATGGGACAGGGTGCGCGAAGCGATTGACCAGATGATACGGGAGTGCAAGCCATGACCGACCGCGAATTGCTTGAACTCGCTGCGAAGGCGGCGGGGATTGAGCGTGGCGCAGATCGTTTAGATTGCGGTATCAGCATTACCGAAAACGGCAGGCATAGGCTGCTGCCACGATGGAATCCCCTCACTGACGACGGCACCGCGCTGCGATTGGCGGTGACGTTGAGGCTTGATTTAAGACAGAGTGAATCAATGGTTGTTGCGGAACGTGAGTTTCCTACCGAAGTTGGTGTGGCCCAGATGAAGGAATTAGACCCACTCGTCGCCACCCGCCGAGCCATTGTCCGTGCCGCTGCGGAGATTGGGAGGAGCATGACATGATCGACCTACGCAAAGCCGCCGAGGATGCGCTAAAGGTTTTGGAGTCAATCGGGCAGATGGACATGTACCCAGAGGATTGGGCTGTAACTGTCGCCCTACGCGCTGCGTTGGAACAAAACCCCATCGAATACTACGGCCACGACGGCAAACATAAAATCCGAATTGACCCCGAGACTGGCGATGTTGGGATTGGTTCTTAACAGGAGAAAGCAAATGACCCGATCCCTTATCGCAGCCCTTGGTCTTGCCTATTTCATAGGTTACTTTGTTTGGGCTTGGTCATACGACGCAGAGCGTCCTTGGGTATTCGATAGGATAGGTATTGTTCTTTACGTTATCTTGCCGTTGTTGGCATTCGTCATTGGGCTAGTGGTACTCAGCATACAAAGGTAAAGCAAATGAATCAGCAACTTAATATTAAAGCAGAGACTATCATCAAAGAGATGCGCGGGTGGGCCAAGTATGAACCCAAGGCAGGACTTGTGGAGTGTCTCTGCGAGGCAGCGGATTTAATGGAAGCGTTGATTGAAGAACGTAAGACGCTTGAAGTGTTTATATCAGAACGCGAGTGGCTGCACCGTGAAGGATAAGATGAACATCATAACCATAGACTTCGAAACTTATTACGACAAGGACTACAGCCTTAAGAAGATGACGACGGAAGCATACATTCGTAGCCCGTTGTTTCAAGTCATTGGCGTGGGCGTTAAGTACAACAACTACGATGCCGATTGGTACTGTGGGCATGACCCTGAGCGGTTTCTTAAGTCTTTGGATTTCAGCAAGTGCGCGGTTCTCTGCCACAACACTGCATTCGATGGCGCAATCCTGTCATGGAAGTACGGGATCAAACCTAAACTCTGGCTTGACACTCTGAGTATGGCGCGGCCCCTGCATGGTGCTATGGTTGGTGGTTCACTTGCTGCGCTTGCCGCTTACTACAACCTTGGTAGGAAAGGGGATGAAGTTATCCATGCTGAAGGCAAACGCCGCACTGATTTCACAACAGAAGAACTAGATCGTTACGGACAATACTGTGTCAATGACGTAGAGTTAACTTACAAGTTATTCAATAAACTCAAGCAGGGATTCCCTGTCTCCGAACTCATGGTCATCGACCAGACCATACGGATGTACACTGAACCTTGTATCCAATTGGATACAGCCCTGCTGGCGCAGCATATGAACGAAGTCAAGGAACGTAAGGATGCGTTTTTGCTTAACCTTGGCGAGACTGTAATGGCAGCGTTAGGTGGTATCGGATACCAAGACCCACTGGATACGTTAGGTATCCTGATGAGCAACGATAAGTTTGCACAACTTCTGAAATCTTATGGCGTCGAGCCGCCGACCAAGATAAGTCCCCGCACTAACAAACAAACATGGGCGTTTAGCAAGACAGACAAAGGTATGACTGACTTGTTGGAACATCCTGACGAGCGGGTTCAGTTGGCTGTTTCTGCACGACTGGGTACTAAGTCCACCATCGAAGAGACCAGAACTAAAGCCTTCATGGGGATAGCCGAGCGTGGCGCACTGCCGATCATGCTTAACTACTATGGCGCACACACTGGCCGCTTTAGTGGGGGGGATAAGATCAACCTTCAGAATCTACCTGCCCGTGGGAATAACAAGATCAGACAGGCGCTGCGAGCGCCGAGCAACCACAAGATAATCGCTTGTGACTCCAGTCAGATCGAAGCCCGTATGGTTGCGTGGCTTGCGGGGCAGGATGATTTGGTTGAAGCCTTCCGCCAGAAGCGGGATGTGTACTCCGAGTTTGCTACTGAAGTCTACGGTCGCACCATCACCAAGGCCGACAAGGTGGAGAGGTTTGTAGGTAAGACTTGCGTCTTGGGTCTGGGTTACGGCATGGGCGCAGAGAAGTTCCGACGCACCCTTGAGATAGGACAGGGCGGCATATCTGTAAAGATAGATATAAGCGAAGCCGAGCGCATAGTCAGATTGTACCGACAAAAAAACTGGAAAATTGTGGAGTTGTGGCAGCGGTGTGGCTATGCCCTGCAAGGGATCTTGAACGGCGGATCAGGAACTATTAACAAGTCTATAGACTATGACTACGACGGAATCGTACTGCCCAACGGATTCAAGATTCGATACACAGCCTTACGTGCAAGCAGCAACGGGTTCGAATACATATCTGACGCACGTACATACAAGAAGTACATAGAGAATAAGATCAGCGGTGGCCCTGCCATAAAGATAGAGTGGACGAAAATCTACGGGGGCAAGGTCGTAGAGAATATTGTTCAAGCACTAGCCGCCTTGGTTATACGTGAGCAGATGGCTACGGCAGGACAGAAGTACAAGGTTGCATTCCAAGTACACGACGAAATCATCATTGTTGTTGACGCTGCGGATGCAGATGTAGCCGAGAAGTATTTGGTTGATGTGATGTCTACTCCGCCCAAGTGGGCGTCCGACCTACCAGTAGCCTGCGAGTCGGGGCAGGCAGACAACTACGGAGATACGTGATGGATGAAATAACATATGGGTTCTTAAGTTTGTTCGTACTGCTGCAGATTGCAGACGGGCTAACGACATACCAGATAGTAGTGCGGATGAAAGGCACTGAACTTAACCCCGTACTCAGGACGGTGTTTGACTTGGTTGGCGTAGTGCCGGGGCTTGTTGTGTTCAAGGGCGCAATGATTTGTTTCTTTGCGTATTTCCACACCGAAATTCCTGTGTGGCTGTGGCTAGTAGTCACTGGGCTGTACGCATGGGTCATCAACCACAACATCAAGCAGATCAAGAACCATAAATGAACACAGTAAAAGAAGTCGAGTTCGACAAACGCAATAGTGAATCCTTGGAGATTGTCGAGGAAATCTATAACTTAGTAAAGAGTGATAAGAATGTCATTGAGGTATTCGCACTTGTACGGATTGGGCCTGACTACCACAGGTTTTCAACGACGGTGCGGGACACCACTGACCTTATCGCCACACTGGAAATTGCCAAGTTCGATTGCTTGACACGGATGTTGAAGTGACGTATAAACGGAACTTCCAGTAACCAAGAGACCCGGAGGTAACCCCTCCGGGTTCTACCCACATGCGTCTGAGCCATTCATATTCTTCGATAAAATTATATGAGAATTGTCCGCTACGATATTACCGTCAACGTATCGCCAAGGATGTTGTGGATGATGGTGGTGAAGCAAGCCGCTATGGGGAGCGGATCCACGAGTATCTTGAGTGCAGACTTAAGGAGAGCGCCGAGTTACCGCAGGACATTGCACACTACGAGGTACTATGCACAACCGTCGAATGTATCTCCAATGGCGGAGAACTTCATATCGAAAAGGAACTGGTACTTACGGAGGAGTTAAAGCCAACCGGATGGTGGGAACCCGACGCATGGTTGCGTAGCAAGTTGGACGTACTGGTATTGCGAAACGATACTGCCTACGTTATGGATTGGAAGACCGGCAAGCGCAACCCAGATTTCTTTCAGATGCAGATGTTTGCTTGTCAAGTATTCAAACACTATCCACATATACAGAAGTGCAAGACCAGTCTCGTGTGGCTGAAACACTTGCAGATGGATACTGAGGAATACACAAGAGACCAATCGAATGACATGTGGGCGGACATAATGAAAAAGATTCGCCGCATCTATGACTCTGCAGAGCATGGGGTATGGCCAGCCCGACCGAGTGGACTGTGCCGCTTCTGTCCTGCACGACACGACTGTGACTACGCTGCGCTATGACACCCGAAGGTAAGATCAAACGTAAAGTAGTTGAGGTACTGAGGATGCACGATATCTGGTACTTCTTCCCCGGCAATAACGGATTCGGCAAGTCGGGTATCCCTGACATCATTGCCATTGTCGGTGGCAGGTTCGTTGGTATTGAGTGCAAGGCTGATCCGAAAAAGAAACCTACAGAATTACAGAAGAAGTGCGGCGAGGAGATTGAAGCCGCAGGTGGGTTGTGGTTCTTGGTAAGAAGTATTGATGATATAAAAGAGGTAGAACGATGCTTGTTGTCGAGAGTGCTAGATCACTAGCCTTAAAACTAAACAACCCCGAGCGGGTGCTTAGCACCATACCTACGGCTAAGCCGTATAACATTCGGGGTATTGATATAGTTGTAACGCCGCACCGATTGGACGAGGTGAAGATACTCAACAACTTGGGTATTCGTGCGCCGTCCCCTATCCTGCATTATTACGACTGGCCCGGCCCTCACAAGCCATACAACCACCAGAAAGAAACTGCTGCGTTCCTTACCCTTAACTCTCGTGGGCTTGTACTTAACGAGATCGGAACTGGCAAAACCCAATCGGCTTTGTGGGCTGCGGACTATTTGATCAAAACAAAGAAGGTCAAGAAGGTACTCATTCTGTCCCCTTTGTCTACGCTTGAACGAGTGTGGGGCGACGGCATCTTCACCGGGCTAGTCAACCGCAGGTTCGTAACTTTGCACGGGACTGCAGAGCGCAGGCGCAAACTGCTGAAGACAGAAGCCGACTTCTACATTATCAACCACGACGGATTTCAAATCATTTCACAAGCATGTGTTGGGATGTTTGATCTTGTTATCGTGGACGAGGCGGCGGTGCTGCGTAACCCATCCACTACCAGATTCAAAGTGTTCCGCAAGTGGATGGAGTTGAATCCTTCGACACGCTTGTGGCTGATGACTGGCACACCTACACCCAATGCACCAACCGATGCGTGGTCACTGGCTAAATTAGTCAACAGCCCCTACTGCACTAACACTTTCACTAACTTCCGTGATCAGGTAATGATGAAGGTAGGCCAGTGGAAGTACGTGCCGCGCCCAGATGCAATTGAAACTGTCAAGCATATTTTGCAACCGGCTGTGCGGTACACCAGAGAAGAGTGCTTTGACTTACCGGATACCGTTATACAGACACGGGCAGTGGAACTGACACCGGCACAGAAGAAGCACTACCAACAGATGCTCAAACATTTCGTAACGGAACTGGCTGCAGAGCGCAAGCAGGGAACCATCACTGCAGTCAATGAGGCCGTGAAGGTTCAGAAACTTGTGCAGATTGCCTGCGGTGTGGCCTACGATGACAACGGACAAAACCTTGAAATCGACGCGTCACCGCGTGTAAACTTGGTCAAAGAGTTGATAGAGGAAGCGGGTGAGAAGGTGATTGTGTTCGTGCCGCTGACCGGTACGCTGCACATGTTGAAGCGGGAACTTGAGAAGCACTGGCCTATTGGCGTGGTGAATGGTGAAGTATCCGCATCTCAACGAAACATCATCTTCCACAACTTCCAACATACTAAAGAACCGCATGTGCTGATCGCGCATCCCGGCACTATGGCGCACGGGCTTACGCTTACTTCAGCATCGACGATCATTTGGTATGGCCCTATCAATCAGAACGAACAGTACGTTCAGGCTAACGGTCGGATTGAGCGTATTGGTAAGCGTTACGTGTCAAACGTAATACACATTGAGGCGACCGAGTTAGAACATAAGATGTATGAAAGGTTGAAGAACAAGCAGAAGTTGCAAGGCTTACTGCTGGATATGATCAAGGAGCAAACTGAGAGGTAACCATGTCTGTAAATGTAGACGATGTAATCGCTGCGTACATGAAGTTACGCGGACAGAAGGACGCCATTGAAGCCGAGACAAAAGAAAAGGTTTCGGTTATCAAGGTGAAGATGGACAAGTTGGAAGCGTGGATCAAAGAGCAGGCTGATGTGCAAGGTGTTACGAGTTTCAAGACCAAGCACGGCACTGCTTTCCTGACCACTACTGACTTCGCTAACGTGGCTGACTGGGATGCAATTCTCCAGTTTGTCCGCGAGAACGAAGCGTTTGATTTGTTTGAGAAGCGCATCAGTAAGGTCGCTGTGCGTGGATATATTGAGCAGACCAAGACCGTTCCGCCGGGCGTTAACTATGGAACCCGCCTTGACGTGAACATTCGTAAACCTGTTGCCCGAGTGGAGTAAGTATGAGCAATATCATTCCTGTTAACATTCAAGTCCCTGCCCATCTCGCTAGCCGAATGGGTGCGCCATCCGCCCTTGCCCAATCCCTTACCGGTGGACTTGGAAGCGGCGGGGAATCCTATCCGCGTATCAGCATCAAGGGTGCGCGTTTCCGTATTGTCGATGGCGATACTGAGACCGTGCTTGATTCGACCACGTTGGATGTGGTGATCGTTGGAGCCAACCCCCGCCTGTCCAAGACTTGGTACGCCAAGCAGTGGAGCAAGGACTCAGAGCCGTCTGCCCCAGACTGTTTCTCTCTGGACGGTATCGGCCCTGACCCGCAGTCTACTGACCCGCAGAATGATCTCTGTGCGTCGTGTCCGCAAAACGCATGGGGTTCCAAAGTGACTCCGACTGGCCAGCAGATCAAGGCTTGTTCGGATAACAAGCGGCTTGCCGTGGTTGCTGCGGAGGATGCAAGCGGCCCGGTGTACTTGCTGCAGGTTACCCCGGCGGCGTTGAAGGGACTGAACCAGTACCAGAAAGAACTTACTGTGCGTGGCATTCCTCCCGAGATCGTCAAGACCAAGGTGTCGTTTGACACGGATGCGTCCTTCCCGAAACTGAAGTTCGGGTTTGGCGGGTTCTTGGAGCCTGAAGTGCAAGCCGTGGTGGATGACCTGTTCGGTACTGCCAAGGTCAAAGAGATTACCGGCGAGAACCCCCGTACACCTGTGGCTGTGCCGCAGATCGCCCCCCAGTCTGCTCCGAAACCCGTTGTTAAGGCTCCCCCTGTCGAGGAACCAGTCGCCCCTGCTACCCCGGCTGCTGCCCCAAAGCGTGGTTTCGGTGCATCTAAATCCGCCCCTTCGGTAAAGAAGTCTACTGCTCCAGCGGCAGTTGCGTCGGCACCACAGGCGGCTAGTTCCTTGGCTGATGAGATTGCTGCCCTTGTGGGTGAGGCAGCGGATGACTAATACACCGCTGGACTTCAGTAAGGTAGAGATGCTGCGTAAACATATGTTGCTATCTACTTCTGATATGGCCACGCTGTTTCGTGTTTCGCGGATGACGTACTATGGCTGGACTAGGGGTAAGAAACTTAGGGCCACTAACGATGCTACTGTCAGACGCGTTCTAAAACAGTTACTGTGGGTTATGACGGAACACAACTGGCCTACCCCGGAAGTGATCGCCGCTAATCAGAAGGTACGACTGCAGCATCTACAGCAATTGATAGGCTAAAGGTGGCGGGGGGAGCAATCCCCCCGCTATAGCAGGGGCGCTATGGACACGTTGAATTTTCTTCAGCGGGTTCTACCATCGGAAGGTTTCTTTGTTACGACTGTCATTAACCCTGACGGTAACAAGCAGGGATTCTTTTCGACTGTAGAAGAACTCGCCAAGGCCGTCGTCGTCGCAGATCGACGAGGCAACAACACATATTTCGCAATCTCCAGTTTCGTGGAGAAAGGTAGCCGCAAGCAGGACAACGTAAAACTTACCAAGGTACTGGTACTCGACGTTGACTGTGGCGAAGGTAAGCCGTTCCCTTCATGGAAGGAGGGACTCAAAGCATTAGGTAAGTTCGTCAAGGATGCGGACTTGCCTAAACCCATGATCGTGCATTCTGGTAACGGGCTGCATGTCTACTGGGTATTGGATCGTGAACTGCCACCGGATGAATGGAAGCCACTGGCAGAGGCGCTGAAGGCCGCTACGGCCGCGCATGGGTTTGATGTGGACGCTGGGCTTACTGCCAACAGCGCCCTTGTGCTGCGCCCAATAGGGACGCACAACCCCAAGAATGGCAATGAGGTCACACTACTTCTTGACTCTGCCCCAACTACAGTAGAGGTAGTGCAGACTGCACTACAGGCTCATTTAATGAGCCACCCTAGTACGAAACGGGTTAGTAAGTTATCAGACAGTCTGAAGGTAGCGGCTGAGTTTCCTCCCGCCAATGCAACGATTGTGGCTGCGAAGTGCCAGCAGATAGGCTGGGCGATCAAGAACCAGAGCGAGGTGAGCGAGCCTCAGTGGTACAACTTGCTGGGTATTGCGGCGTACACCGCTGACCCGGACGCTACCGCTATTGCATGGAGCGAGAACCACCCGCAGTTTGACCCGGCTCAGACCATTAGCAAACTGCACCAATGGAAGCGGGTGACTACTGGCCCCACGACCTGCGCCAAGTTCGACTCCGACCGCCCCGGTGGATGTAAGGGCTGTAAGTTTAAGGATAAGATCGGTAGCCCCGCCCGACTTGGTGTGCAATACCAAGAGGTCGCCGTCTCGACTGACGCCATTGACCCGGCGGCAACGGATGTGCCGGTGCCGAAACCCTACAAGCGTACCGCTGATGGGATTAAGTTGACCATAGACGATTCGGATATTGATGTATGCAAGTTCGATATCTATCCGGTGTCGTATGGTAGGGATGAATCACTTGGCTACGAAGTTGTGCGGTACCACTGGAAGCGCCCCCATATCGGGTGGCAAGAACTTGTACTGAGACAAGCGTACTTGGCCGAGGGCAGCCGGGAGTTCCCCGGCGCGATTGCTGATCAAGGGATTGTACTTAACGGCAAACATCAAACCGGATACTTTCAACATATGTTACGAGCCTACATGGATGAACTGCGGCAGCGCCGCACCATGACCAACATGTACGCTACCATGGGGTGGAAGGAGAACTTCTCCCAGTTTGTAATCGGTGACACGATCATTCGCCGCGCTGCAGACGGAAGCGTTGAAGAGGACAAGACCACACTGGCCGCTGTGTCCAGCAAACTTGGTAATGACCTATACGCTACCGCTGGCAAACTGGAAGAGTGGGTGGAGTTCACTAGGCTTCTGGAGAAGGCAACACTATCCACCCATATGTTTGCACTTTGCGTAAGTTTCTCCTCTCCTTTGTACGCATTCAGTGGACTGAAGGGCTTGACCATTTCGCTCTACGGCCCGACCGGTGGCGGCAAGACGCTTGCTCAGTTGTGGATGCAATCCATCTGGGGTACTCCCGACAAGTTGCACTTCGCTGCCAAGTACACACAGAACACTTTGTTCGGCCGCATGGGTCTGTACTCCAACATGCCTATGACGATTGACGAGGCCACGATGATGGCCGACAAGGATGTGGGTGACTTCCTGTACTGGGTAAGTCAGGGCCGCGACAAGGCTAGGCTCAACCGCAACGCCGAAGAACGAGACGCCAAGACGTTCGCCATGCCAGTAACTCTGTCTACTAATAAGTCAATGGCAAGTAAACTACTTGCATCCGGTTTGGATACAGACGCACAACTTGCTCGACTGCTTGAGGTTAGCGTCCGTCCTAGTCCTTTGTTTGTTGCAGACAGCGAGGCAGGCAGAAAGATCTACACGTTCTTAGCGGCCAACCATGGCGCAGCCGGTCGCGTGTTCATCCATAACCTTATCGCTATGGGGCCAGACGGTGTGCGAGCGGCGATAGCCGAAGCCACGACTACATTCAACAAGCGGTACTCATGCAAGTTCGTAGGTGAGGAACGCTACTGGGAACAGGCTTTGATCCTTGCAGACTTGGCCGGTAGGTTTGCCAGTGAATGGGGACTGATCAAATTCGACCACCGCCATGGGATTGAATGGGTCTTGGCGCAAGTGGGTGCAATAAGGAGAACAGTGGCAGAGCAGAAGTCTGACGCCTTTGACATCATTGCTGAGTATCTTAGTGACACAGCAGACAAGGCGCTTACCGTTTTCCATCAGACTAACCAGAAGCCAACGGTGGATTTCTCGCGGCTACCCCGGTCAGGCGTGGTCGTTAGGTTCGATCTGTACCGCAAGAGCGCCGGGGATTACTTCGACCACGGTACTGTTATGTTCGACCGGGCGCACTTCCGCCGATGGCTTGCTTCCCGTGGCGCGGACTACAAATCGTTCATACAAGAACTTACTGACGAAAGCGTGATCGCTACCCCTAAGACCCAGAAGGCGTACTTGGGTAAGGACTCGCCCATCAAACTCGGGCAGACTTACGTCGTCGGCGTCAATCTCAATCACCCTAGATTGCATGGCATCTTGGACAAGGAAAGCCAGACCGCAGAGGATCTGGCCCTTGGTCAGTTACGTGCGTTATAACTCTTCGACCGGGATGCCGTAGATCTCCAGTAACTGAGCAGTCTCCGGGCGTACTGCCTTAGACGCAGACTTCATAAACCTCGCAGCGGTCGGACGTTCTGCTTCTTTGGCAGCGCGTTCGGCTGACTTGCGGAAGTTTGATATCACAAGGCCAGTGCCTTCTGCGTCGGCGTTCCATTCGTTAACATCTGCCACGATCTGGTTCATGCGCTCGGCATCACCATCAAGTCGCGCCTTGACGTAAGCACTTGTGTACTCCGCTTTAATATCCTTAGCGTAGTCAGACACGTACTTGGACAAGCGCACGATGTCGTTTTGCTGCGAAGCAATCGCCGGATAAAATCCTAAGAACCTAGCAAGTGTTGTTGTAATCGGCGCATCTTCACTTACCACTTGGCCACGCGTGTTGGTAATCCTGCCGTCGCTTAGATACGCAGAGCCGTCGCCTACTGCACGGACGAATGCAAGCGGAGACTCTCGCAGGATGGACTCCATCGAAGTAGTGTCATCTCGGAGACCAATTGCTTCCGCACCGTACTGCGTGAGGTTACCAGCCATACCCACAAGGCCACTGACACCACCGACCACAGGGCCAGCGAAGTTCTCCAACTCCCGTATAGGAGACGCGCCTGCGCGGAATGCTCCGGTGAGAGGAACCAGATCGCCCATACCCAAGCGGCTGGACAGTGTGGCCCCCGTCATCTGATCAAGTATGCCGCGCATGGCGACCGGAGTAAGCCCCGGAGCCACAGCATCAATCCACTCGGACATTTCCTTTTCGATGCTCGCGGTGGTAAGCCCCAACTTCTGCATGATGGTGTCGATAATGTCGAAGATATCTTCCGCGAACGGCAAGCCCTTCAAGCCAGAAGTTAGCAACAGGAAGCCAAGCATCATGGCTTGGCCTTTCTTAGGCATAGCCCGAAGCAACTGCACCGTGATGATCACGAACTGTTTGTACATAAACACGTACTGCAGCACGTTGCCGCGAGCCATCTCGGGGCGGTTAAACATTGCGTATTCACCCTGAGATGTGTTGACCGCAGTACGGGCAGCCTCGGTTGCTTCTTTTATAGCAACTTGTTGTGACATCCCTTGCGCGACAGCACGTTCTTTCTCAAGGCGGTATGCAGCCAGTGCCGTTGCACGGCGGTTCATCTGTTCCGTGTAAGAGAACATGCTCATCCACAACTTGATTGCCGCTGCCGCACGGTTGGAGAACACCTTACCGCGTGCTGTACCCACAAGCGCATTGAACTGCGCGGCCTGCAGGGTGCCTTGCTCCGTCTGGTCGAACAAGAACTCAGCCTCGTCCTCGGTAAGACCATAGTCGGCATACGTGTTGTCGTTGAGGATCTTCTGCAGGAACTCCGCCTCAGACAAGTTCGGGTTCTTAAGATCCCGTGCCGCTGCCCACAAAGCAGAAGATGCTTTTGCTTCTCCGTACCCACCACCCACACCAGTCTTGGGGTTGTAGTAGGAAAGATAAGGCAGGCTGTGGGTAGCAAGCGAGGCAAGGTTAATGACGGCAGTGGCTACCGAGCCACCCAACTGCATGAGTACCGTCAACATCTTAAGCCGCGAGCCGGTCTCACCCGAGAGCATATCTTCAGTGCTATCGGTGATGTTGCTGGTTTCGCTATACCAACGCAGGACTTGCTTGGCTTCTTCCCTAGCATCTTCGCCACGGCCCAACGTGGGTTCTTCCTTACCAGCGATTTGCACCGTGCGTCCGCGCCCGGTGGGAGCCATGTACTTATACATGTAAGCGTATTCGTCATACGCTCGCTGCGCTCTTGCTCGCTCGCCATCGGTCTGGGCGTTATCGACAGCCTGCTTCAGACTATTGAGAAGATTGCGATCTCCCTTCCAGTACGACTCACGCAGCATCACGTCATCAATACGATGGCGATACAGTTTCTTTGCCGATACGTGTGCAGTTGTTTCCAAGAACTCCGACACAGAACGGATAACATCTTTATCCCAACCTTCCGTACCGGATCGCATCAAGTTCTTACGCGCTCTGGCGTTTTGTGCCGTGAGAGTCGTAACGATTTTCTCTCGCACCTCTGGCGTGAGGTTGATGTTCAACCGGTTCAGCACGTACACGAACTCGTTAAAGTTCACGGCTTCGGTGAGATCCGGAGTTTGCCGTACACGGTCTACTTCAGGACGCAGGAATACAGTGACTTCTGCCCCATCGTCATCCAGCATAGTCCATTCACGGTCGCCGCCAAGAATCTTGTCAACGTCCTCCGCAGCCTGCAGCGCCTCTGCTCTGTCCTCAAACTGGAAGTACGGCAGAGTAGCGCGGATGGTCTCATCCAACTTGATCGGGTTTCCGTTCTTGTCGTAGGCAACGAGTTTGACTTGCTCAGTACCACGGCGGGTAAACGGAACATACGATCCGAGGATTGTTCTCTTGGCGTAGTAGTCCGAGTTGCGAGACTGCAAGTCAAACAAGAACAGATCACGTACTGCTTTCTGAATAGCAAACGACTGTTGCTGCTTGGCGTCTTTGGATCCAACGATCTTGGCTCGCAGGCTAGGCAGGGCATTCCGAATGTCGTCGTACTCTGCCTTCTGGAATTCCTCAAGATCTTTGACGATGGCGGGGTCTGCGGTTGTATCCCGCATCCATACCTTGAACACTTCGTCGTTGAACAAAGCACGGCCGAAGGCAATGGCAAATGCCTCAGATTCAGCAGCAGCCTTCTTCTTTACTTCCACGCCAGCGTTGGCGACATCACTACCCTTGTAGCGCATGTCTTGGTATATCTGTGCCGCAGTGCGGATCGCCTTCAGATCATCTTCAGAGAACACGTTGGCGCTGCGCCGCCCATCATTGAGGCGGTTGACGATACGGTTGTTCTCCACCTGAGACGCTTCGTAGTTCGACAGCATCATGTCAATAGCCGCTTCGTTCACGGCTTGCCGCATCTCTACGTAGATCTTCCAGATATCGCTGTTCTCATCCACATCCGCTCTGAAGTTGATCTTCTCCCCGTTGGAGTAAGTAATGTCAAAGCCCTTGCGGAACTCTTCAGCCGTGACAAATCCATCCTTCTCAAGTTGCGCACGAACCACTGGGTCAATGGAAATCTCGCCAGTGTTCGGGTCGATAACAACCAGACTCTTGTAGGATTTAATTGCAGTGTCAGTCGCTTGCGCCGCCTTGTACAAAGCCGCACGGGCCAGTAGTTCACCGGCCTTCTCTTTCTCCTCCTCAGTCACACCGGCAACGCCGGTCAGTTCACCAAACGTACCGAAGTCCGGACGATGGCTATACTCGGTCATGCGCTGGTACTTGGAGAGCAACCCTCTGGCGTGCTGTTGCTGGCGTTCAAGCATGTTATAAATAATGCTCAAGCCCTGACTACGCCGTGCTTTGTTATCGAGTGTCTGTACCTGTTCAAGTATACGTGCGACAGTTCCGGGTACGTTCTGCTGCGCTCCCAAAAACTTATCCTTGAATGCTTGCACGACGCCGGTCAACCCACCAGTCGGGCCGTACCTACGGTTCATCGCACCAGCGCTGTACGCACGGGAAGCAAGATCACCAACTCCCTTCATGGCAAAACGCCCAGAGTAGGCGTCATCGTTAAGCGCCGTCAGGTCTTGCGCGATACTGGTTGCACTGAGGATGTTACCGTTGTCTCCACGGCGCACGTACTTGCGTGCAAGATTTACGAGATACCGGGCATCGTTATCCTTGAACTCAATCCCAGTCAGTTTGCTAAGTACATCCTTCAGCGCATTCCAAATACGAAGCAGGATGGAAGCGTCCACATCAGCGGCATAGTCAGCCATGTATTCTTCGATGGCTTCAAGTTTATCCATCTTGCGGATTTCAACCGCAGCATCCACAGCCGCCCGGACATTGGGATCAATGTCATAGATCTTATTGAGAATTCTATCCAGTTCCGCCTTGGGTAGAACCGCACGGAATCCAAAGTGGCCAAGTGTTTCGTGTGCCAGTACGAACTTAAGTTGCTGTTCAGTCCGGATGAAGTCCGTGAAGATGATCACGTTCGGGCCAAACGAATACCCCATACCTTCGATGGTGTCGAAGTCGCCTTGCCTACGCGCTGCAGCAGCACGAGCATATAGATCAGGGTTCTTGGCTTTTAGATCTTCCCGGTTACGGAAGATGAATATGCGAGGTTTCGCATAAAGTTTATTCACGAACGAGTTTACAAGCAGACGTATGCGACCGAGTGACATAGGTTCCTTAAGCGGAACGCCATCGGCACGAATAAAATTACCTTCCTCTGCATCGTCAAAACTGGTAATGATGCCATCGGCAAGGTCTTGCTGTTCGGCGGCTTTCTGTTGCGCTTCGATCTCAGCCTGACGTTCTGGGGTAATGGCTTCCGGAACGATCAGATACCGCCCGTCTGACTTGAGGATGTAGGGGTTACCCTTGTCGTCGAAGTATTCGCTTAGCCGCTTGCCACGGTAGATGTAGTTGCGACCTTCCTCGGACAGTTTACCGTACAGCGACTTGGCAAGTTCCACCACGTTGGGGAACGACTTGCGTTCTGCGGCCTTATCCGGATTATCGACCGGTTGATTCAGGCTACGTACAGTACGGTTACGCGTAATAAGATCGTCGATCAACTGCGCCAACAAAGCCTGCGGAGTACGCACGATCTGAGCCAGAGTGTCTTTTGTGATCTTACCCTTGGCACCCGGCACTTCGGTGGATGCGATCTTGGTAACCTTCTTTTGCGTTTCCTCAGGCAATTGAGTAATTTTAATCAATCTATCCGATACGAGTTGCTTGGCTTCATCCAGAGGCAAACCAACCAAACGCGTCTGGATGTTCGGTAGCAACTGCCTGCTCATGGCATATGAGAACCACGGCTTGTACTCCCCCTTGGCAGCGCCGCGAGTGTATACAGCCTCAAGTGATTCCATACCGTTGGCTTGCTCGACAATAATACGGTCGATCTCACCAATCTGCGAAAGACTAAAGTCGGTACGGCTCAGGAACTCCAGTGCCAGTGGGGTAATCTCTTTGCGACTATTGGAGTCGGTATCAAAGTAGGCATGGAAGATTACTGTCTGGATAGCCTCACGAAAAGTTTTGGTATCCTTGGCAGTCTCCGCCGCGCTGATATCATCCTTCAGCGCATCCAGTACGGTAAGGTCTGTAGCCTCTTCCCCTTCCGGGAAATCGGGGTTAGTTATTCTGTCTCTTGCATCACCGGCAATGCTGATTGCAAGTGCTTGTGATACACGATTAGCGCGAACCTTCTCCGACCAGATTTCTTTTTCCTTGGTAGTAAGCGCAGACCACGGCACATCATCCGGAGCAAAGTCATCCCATGCTTCCTGTGCCGAGCCGTATTCAGTCTCAATCTTGGCTGTCTTGGCGGCTGCTGCCGCTTCGCCTTTTGGGGTTCCGTCTTCCTCCACAGTAGGTTCTGCAGGCATCACTGCTACGTTATCACCACCGGCTTTTACGTTAGCCATGGCTTGTTCAACGGCAGTCTTAGCATCACGCAAGTAGGTGAGCATATCCGTCGTGGCAAGAATGTAGTCCTGCGTCACGTCACCGGTTGAATACTGCTTGGCTAACGCAGCGATCTTTTTACGATCATTGGCGGTGATGCCGGTCGAATTGATAAGACAGGCTTGGACTTTAGAATTTGCCATCGAAGAACCCCTTAGTGACCAGTGCCACTATCAGATCAGTTGCCAATGCGTCGTCTTGTTGCAACAGGTCAGGAGTGACATCTTCCTCAAACTTACGAAACTTAACATGCCGCTTAGGCCGACGCTCTACTTCGGCAACAGATACTTGCGATTGCAAAAGCGTGAGAAACATTCATTTATGCCAACGTCAGAAGTTGGTTAAGTGTTTCCTGCGTCTGCGAGGCTTCTTTGTCAATATCTGCAATCTGGTGTTCATCACCCAAACGTACAGCGGTTTCCCGCTGCGCCGCAAGGTACGTCAGCCGAGTTCGCGCAATCTGAATCAGTTCTGGAATCGTCATACCAGCACCACCATTTCTTGACAAACCGTGGACAGGTGCGAGTTGAGCAGCACGACGTCGTAGGTGTCCGTACCATCCAGCGCCGCATAACACGCGATACGCTTACCGACCGCAGCCGTACCAGCCTGCAAGAAGTCCGTTGCAGTGAATGGTGACAACACGCGGTTCTGTACATCAAAGCGGAATATCTGGTTTACCGCAGAGGCGACGTACAAATTCATGTAGAACATACGGCCCTCGTTTTCAAATGGCGAATAACCACCGCATGATCCCGTGGCCGGGAATGTACCCGGAGAACCGTCATAAGTAATCGCGCCAGTCCAAGTTCCGGTAATGGTTGCAGCGATATCCAGCACATCGAGCGTTGCAGCGCCGCCACGGAAGAAGTAGCAAAACGAATGACGAGCGTAACGGTTCGCATCTGGCTTGATGCCCCATGACGGCATCCACATACCAGAGGCCGCGTTAGCAGCCGGGGCCACGCCAAAGTACGTTGTTGACCACGAGTTCGCTGTGATGTTGTTTGTGCCGTTGTTGATCGTGGCATCGGTGTAGTTGTAGGTGTATACCGTCGTTGTGGCGCTTGATCGGAGTAGCATCAAGTTCGGCAGTTCAATAACGTATTTGGCATTGGCAGACGGCGTGACAGACCAGTTCGTCCCAAGCGTGTAAACGGGGCTTGCACCTGCGGTGTGCGAGGCAATGATGCGGCGCTGTCCGACTGCCGTGGTGTTTACGGTGTCCTCGACAATACGAATCTGAAAGTTGCGGTACTCGTTCGCTGCGACTACTGCGTCACCAAGGGTCGCTTGGCCCGTCAAAGTGCCTGCGGCAGCGCCCGTTGCAGTCAGCGCATAACGTGACACAACACCTGTGTCATAGTTGTACGCGCCCTTAATCATTCCATCGCCGGGCGAGCAGTCATAAGGCGTGTACTGCTCGTCTAGCACAAGGATGTCAGAGTCCGTACCAATGGTGGCGGGAAGACCGGTCGTTGAAAGGCCCGTTGACAACGTGTTCGACGCAACTTCGAACGAGCGCCAAATGTTGCTTGCCGTCGTACCAGCACCCAGCATAAACACGCGGCCAGCGACGATTTCATACCTTGCGCCTGTGGCTGGAGTAAATCCAAACGACGATAGCACCGTGATGGTTGGCGTCGTGCCTGCGGTGTTGCCGGTGATGTAACGCTCAGCGGTCTTGCCAGCGGTCGTGTCAATGATGCGAAGTTTGAATCCGTATTCGCCCGAGCCGCCACGATTGGCGAGCATATTGAGGCCAACAGCGGTCGGCAGCGCAGTTGATAGTACAACTGAAGTCGTTGTAGCGCCTGCGGCAATCGTACCCACAAGACCAAATGACGGCGCAAAAGCCATTGCAGAGCCAACACCAAACGTGCCAGCCAAGGCCGGGGAAGACGTTGCAGCCCATCCCTTTGACACAATGTTGTATCGGTTCAGTACGGTGTTGCTAACCAACTGGTACACAAACGGGTTACGCGAGATGTCCGACCGGAGGTCAGAACACATTGACGTCGCGGCAACATGAGCGTTAGGCGTAGGCGCTACTTGCGCCCACATCAACCGGTCTATGACTTTCTTGAATGTATTAGCCATGTATGTTCCTCAAGTAATCCGAGAGCGTACAGTTGCCGCCCATGCTGCAAGGTTTTGCCCGTACACTTGGATACGGCCCTGAAGCGTGTCAATCGTCGAAAGGTTGGTCACCGTCGAACAGGTCGTAACGGTCGTGACCGTGGTTACCGTCGTAACCGTGCCGGATTCCAGCACCGCCGTGACCCTGCCACGCTGCAACGACTTGTCGTAGCCTTGCGGGGCGTTTAAATAGTTCAGGATGCGCGTCAGCAGCAACTCAGCGTTGGCATCGGTGACTTCCAGCACCCCAACTGCGCCAATGTCCACCGGCAGCGGGTTAGCCGCGCTGACGCCGACAAGGTTGCCGCCGGAGTTATAGCCAATGTAATCGGCAGACGCCGGAACAGCCGCGCCAGTCGCTCCTGCGGCTGCGTTACCGCTAGACCCGCCGACGATGTTGACGTTCTGCGTAGCGGGGAAGTTGCCGACACTAACCGTGCCTGATACTGGCTGAGTCGCAGGGAAATTGCTAACGCTTACCGATCCAGACACCGGCTGAGTCGCAGGGAAATTGCTAACGCTTATTGACCCAGTTACATCAATAGGCGCTGGAGTCGCGATTGGTATAGGGTTAGTGGCTGAAACGTCGCCATCCGAAACGCCATCTGCTCCAAGCACCAACTTAATTCGCTGATGGAGTACCCCGCCAATCTCATCGGCGGCAACAGTGGCACCTACGCCCGGTGTATAGCCTACGTTATCAGTCATGTTTCACCTTAGTTTAGCGACTCTTTCATAGTCGGCGTAGCAGTAATGCGCTTGATTGTGCCGTTATAGTTGCGCTCAAACTCAAAGACCCACTGAACCGGTTTGTCCTCGGACTCATCTTCGTCCTCGTCCTCTTCTTTGGGAGGAAGACTTACGGTCACCTGTGGTGCTGGCATGGGCGGAACAACCACCTCAACAGGGCGGCTGAGTAGCAATACGATCTGCTTAAGAATTTCAGCAGTGTTGTCCGCACGGGCCACAGGCTTTTCTACCGGTTCTTCTTTGACACGCTTAGCCTGAACTTTACTTGTATTAAACTTACGCCCGTCAGCAAATTCAACACTAGCCCCAGTCTCCAGTGCCAAGTCTTCAAGATCGTACAATTCGCTTAAGCGAAGACGTTGTTTCATGGCTTATTTCCTATTGAGACAGGCTAGAAAACGCTCGTACTTTCCAATATCCTTGTCGAGTTTGTCAAGGAATTTCTGCCCATCGGGTATGGTCATCCGGTCACCATCGGCAAGTTCCAATGTAATTTCTACCGGCCCTTCTTCCTGCGTTTCTACAGCGGTTTCACCAGCGGGTGCTTCCTTGGTTAAGGTTGGTTCGCCCTTGGTGTACTTGGCCTCAGACTTATTTGCATAGATAACACGACCGTTGTGTGGGCTATTGTCCCGGAACGTACCTTCGAACACATCCCCATTAGCATACGTATACGTGCCGCTGATCAGAGTGCCTTCGTTGTCTATAATTCCAACAAACCTACTGCCGTCATCGTATGTATGGTCAACACGCTGCCGCTTGCTAATTTTCTCAGCGACCTGACGAATCTTCGCTGCTGGTTCAGACGGACGTTGCTTACCACCCTTCTCTTCCGTTGGAACTATTTTGCGGCGAAGCCCGGCTCCCTTAAGCGCAGCAACTGACGGTTGTCCTTCTTGGGTAAAGAGCGGCAACTGGCCAGCAACCTGCAGGCTCTCGCGTGGCGTAACCGGTACAGTCGGGCCAGTCTCAGGCAGTGGTGTAGCACCACGGCGCAACCGCTCAGCACCAGAGGGGCGGGGAAGCCCCCGCGCCCCAAACAACGGCAACTGCTGTGGTTCTCTAGGATTAACCGTTCGCGGTGTGGGTAGTTGTGTCGTTGGGGCGGGGGGAATAAGTTGTAACTGTCGCTGCGCTTCTGCCTGCGCGATCTCAGCCTCACGGCGTTGAGCCATGGCTTGATCAAATTCAACCTGCCGCTGCAGTGCCTGTAACTGCTGCGCTATCTGGGTATCCGGCGGAGGTTGAACATCGGTAAACCGCATCCCAGTAGGCGCGGCGGGAGCAAACTGAAACGGCAACTGCCCCGGAACAACTGGCACCGACTCTGCGGTAGGTTCAACAGGCGCTCCTACAGGGTACTCCCTTGGAACTTGCGGCCCACCAAACATATCCGCTTGCAGTACGTCAGTGCTAAACAAATCCTGCTGGGTAATCGGAACTTCAGTGGCAGGGGCAACACCCAAACCACCAACCTGAGTGTACTGACCGGCAACTCCCGGAATGGCAGCAGCCCCACCAGCAAGTCCCGGAATGGGACTAACAGGCCCAACTCCACCAAACAATTCCCCCTGTGTACCCGGAGCCACTACGAGTGGCAGTTTCGGAGGAGGTGGCGGCGCAGGTGGTGTTGGGTCTGTACTCTGTGCAGGGTTGAGTAGGTTAGCAGGGGCATTACCGCGAAGGTTAGCCACACCACCAATCGGGCCACCGATACCAAAGCCAGCGGCAAATGAATTGATAAGGCGATTAACTGCCTCGTCGCTACTCAGGTCTTGCCCAGAAATTCCCAGTAGGAGGGCTTCTTGTCCTGCCTCGGTGGTTCCCTCAGCCAAGCCACCAACACCAAAACCGACACCCCCGCGACGAGCAAACTCAAGCCCACGGCGGCCAAGGGAAGTACCAGCAGGTAACGCACTAGGCGCACCAATGCCGCCAAGGACTCTGGAAGCAAGGAAATATTCCGGGAGCGTTTCAAGTGCGGCATAAGGAACTGACCCTAAAAGCGCTTTGATTCTGGCGTCAGTGTCTTCCGCAGTTGCGCCTTGTTCGCGGAGTTCGCCATAGATATCAGCAGCCCCCGTAGCAAGGTTCTGAGCATACGATGCGGTAACTGCACCAGCAATACCAGCGGCTTCACGGAGCAGTTTATTTTCTGCAGCGGTTAGCGCTTGCCCCGTGGCTTTCTTGCGAGCAGCGGCTTTGACCGATTCTTTGAATGCAGTCTTGCCCATGAGTCCAGCGAGTGCAGCGCCTGCGCCTGCAGCGGGGCCACCAACGGCCGTGCCGCCCAAAAAGCCAACGCCAGCGGTGAAGATAGACTCAATGAGGTTCGGGCCTTGCTGGGCGAAGTTTGCCACCAGCCACTCAACTGCATCGCCCCCCGACTCGATATCGGTGAACATACGTTCATACGGCTGCGTCTTGGCTAGATCTTCTTCTTGTGCAGAGACGATGCGACCACCGAGTTCTTCCGCCCCGGCGAGTTGCAACCCACGACCCATGAGCGCCTGCGAGATATCGACGCCCCGACCGAATGACTTGGACGCAAGACGCCCGAGTGACGGCTCACGGATAGACTGGAGGTACTGCTGATATGCCTGTTCATCAAGCGGCATCCAGTCCCCACCCGCTGGTAGGTCTACACCGGGGCCACCAAGCAGCGCCTCAGACTGCAACGCTCGGCTAGCATCATCAGCAGCAAACGTCTGCCCCTGCACAAACAGTTCCTTCCGCGAAGGACTGAATGCAATACCCGGAGGCTTGCGCATCTCCGGAAGGGTAAACTGCGTAGTAGCCGCTAACTGCTCACCAAGCAACGCCATATCCGCAGCCGATTGCCCAAGTCCACCCATACCAATACTGGAAGTGGGGGCCAGCGGAGCATAGGGATTCGGCACTTCACCCACACCCGTCCGAGCAAGGAGCGGATTGGCAAACGACAGTCCTGCTTTAGCCATGATTTACCTCGCCTGCACACCGCCAAGAGACGGCAGTCCAGCGATTGGATACGCGGAATTAGTAGTGATCTTAACACCGTCGATTTCCACAGTGCGGCCACTTGGGTTGAATAGATATGGAGCCTGCCCCGGAGGACGGATAATGATCGTGCCATCACCAGCGCCAGTCGGTTTGATATCCCAACCGTAATTAGCCTTGGCCCATTCAACGGCTTGATCTATGTTGCCCTGTGTACGAGCCACAGCGATCTCACGAATCATTTGAGCCTGTTGCTGCGCTTGGTTTTCCGCCATCTTCAGTTGGCTCTTGAACATTTCCATGTTGGCTTCCGCACCAGCCTGAGCCTGCGTCTGCCTGTAGGCAGTATCGAATGACAAGCGTGCCATGCTCGTGATGTCGCTATCGGAAAGTCCCTCACGCATACGACGACCGCCAACAAGAACATCAAACCGACCGTCGCTACGCGGCTGCACATTGACCGGCAAACCTGCGTACTGACTCCAGACGGCTGAAAGCCTACGAGGATCATTGGCCAAGTAGAACTCTTGGATGCCCTGCATACCTTGCAGGTAAAGCATATTGTTGTCGAGTTCCATGACCTTGGCACGAGTTTGCATAAACTCTGCACCCATACCAGAACGCTGATACATACCAGCCAGTCGAGCAAGTTCCTGCCTCTGCTGCAACGCTACCTGCATGTCTCTGGATACAGCCTGCGGATTGGAGAGGTACACATCGGAACTTTGAACTTCTGCGGCAGCAGGAGCCGCAGCAGGAGCCGCAGCAGGCGCAGCCTGTGCAGTTGGGATAAGCGCTTCAACAGCGCCACCGATCAGGCTCTTTACCTTCTGGATATAGTTGCGAGTTTCAGATGGAAGTTCACTGGTATTGGCCCCGCGAGATACCCACTGTTTCGCATTACCCGGCCCCCAGTTATAAGCAGCCAGTGCGTGGTCAAGGTTACCGTTGAACTCCCTGATCATTGCGGCAAGGTAGTCCCGGCCAACCCGTTCAAGTTCTTGTGGAGTGCGGTTCTGGGCAGGAGTCACGCCAAAGCCGGGATCAACCAAAGTACCCGGCATCGTCTGCATGGTTCCGATTGCCCCCTTAGGACTCACGGCGTTCGGATCTCCTCCGCTCTCAACTTGCTTAACGGCAGCAGCGATACGGTCAAACTGCGCTGGCGCAGCCGCCCCCGGAGTTAGAACTTCACTGACGCCTGCAGTCCCCACTTGTCTGCCGGTCTTTAGTTCAAACAAACGGCGACGTTCATCGGCAGCAGCAGCGGCAGTTTCTTCTTCCCGCCTAACACCGGCCAAAGCCCGCTGGGCCTGCCGTGCCATAGCGCCAATCTGAGTGAGGTCTGCAGGCGGAACACCTCGACGCACAAGAATATTCTGCAGCGTATTGGCAGTCGTGTAGTCCTGCTTGTTCAGTGCAATTGCATAGATACGTGCAACGTCTTCGTCGGAGAACGCCCGTTTGTCAACGAGTGCATCAAGTTCCTTGTTGTATCCCAACCGACCCATTGGGCCAGTTCGACGCATAGTCTTGACGCGTTCATAAAGCGATTCAAACTGATCGACTGCAGGAGCCGCAGCAGGGGCAGCAGGCGCAGCCGGTGCAGAAGGTTGAGGGGCAGCAGGAGGTCTGGCTGCAGGTGCAGCAGGGGCTTGTTGCATCGGGCGAACGCCCAAGGCTTCTGGAAATTCCAAAGAGCCGGGAGCAAACGAAGGCATAGGAGCCTGCGTCATTTCTCTACGCAAAAGTTCTTTGCGGTTGGCTTCTTCGATTTGGAGTTGATTCAGCCGGGCTATACGCTCAGCCTCCTCCGCCTGCCGCTGCCTAGAAGCAACGACACCTGCACCACCAAGAACTTGCCCGAGATTAAGTGCCATATTTTATACCTCAGCGGGGGAAGATGCCTTCCAGTCGGCGGAGCCTAGTCTCATAGTCCTCAGTTCCACTAAGCCCGGCTTTACGTTGTCCGGTTAGCGACCCCATGAAATCTCCAATCTGTCCGGCTTGCTCAGCCCTGCGAGTTTCACGTTGAGAATATAGATTGGCTAGGTTCTGCGTTTCAGTCATGGTGCTTGGGCCGCTAGTTGGAAGCATAGCAAGTCCAGTCTGCCGCGCCCCCTGTTGCCCAGTCACACCCTGCCCAAACCCAACATCGTAGGCAGTGCCTACGTTTCTAGCAGTGCCAAGCCGGTAACGACGTTGTTCTGCAGCAAGACGCTCGCCACGGAGTCCACGAGTTCCTTCACGCTCAGCGGCAACACCAGCCATCCGAGCGCGACGAGCCGACTGCAACCCGAAGTATTCCGGGTCAAAGTATTTCGCGCTGCCAAGCATATCCTGTGCAGCCTGCAGACGCTGATTAAACAACTCTTGGTTAGTACCACGGAGAGTCTCAAGTTCCGCACGCTGCGCGGCCAGAAGCGATTCTTCCTCAGGCGACAGCCCAGAGCCAGCGGCCAAAAACCCAGCGATCTGTCCTGCAGCACGAAGGGTTAGATCGGCAAGCGCAGTTGGATCCTTAAATTTGTCGGCAATTTTGCCGGGTACTTGTTTCAGTGTTTCGAGGAAAGTCTTGGGTGGAGCCGCAGTAGTACCAGCCGTGGGAGTAGCGGCAGGAGGAGTATAGAGTTCCCCGGTTGCCCGGTTCACGAGACTACCTTCAGGGGCAGCGTTGTATGCTGCCTGCGCACCGGATAACCCAGCAGTGGCCGCTCCAGCGGGTGCCAACCCAGCGGCACGAGTTCCCGTCACTACGATCTCCTGCAACCCAGCAGCCCCAGCGCCGCCAGCGGCGGTACCAGCAGCAGTGGGCGCAGCGGCAGCAGCGCCGGTAGCCCCGGCAGGGGCGGCTCCAGTTGCAACACCCGGCGCAGTGGCAGCACCCGTAGTGGTTCCGGTCGCAGTAGCCGCAGGAGCCGCATAGCCAGCGATACCACCGCCTAGGCCACCGAACAACGCCCCGCGACCTACATCCCCACCAGATACGGCAGCGCCGCCTGCACCCATGGCAGCGCCTACAAGCGCGGAGCCAGCGATATTACCGATTGCTGCCGACAAACCAATGCTACTTGCAATCGCAGGGGCTGCAAACGGAATGGCAATTGCTACTGCAACACCGATAATCTTCTTGACTGACTTACTCATGCTTTAGTCCTCAGTGGAGCGTCATGCGTACATACGCGCATGATTTGTCAAACCCAAACTTCTTCTGGTAAACCAAGGCTTTCGACTGCGGGGTGTAGGCATCTAAGAACTCTACTCCGTTAGCCTTTAACCATTCGATAATCGAACGCCAGTACGCGTTCTTGAACATCACAAGTTTCTTGCCCTTACCAGCGAGCGCGATTAGATCCGCTCCTTTATGCCCATTGGTCTGGTAAAACTGAAAGGCCAGAGCGCACGTCGGATGCCCGTCGTAGTAGCAAACAAAGATCGCTGCCATACCGGTGCGCCCAAGATCAAGGATGTCCTTAGCCTCCATTTCGTCACGGGCAATCTCATTGCCCTTACAGGCAGCGTCGAACAACGGTTCAAGGTGCGGCCAGAGTTCTTCTACTCTGTCTGGAGTCAGCATCTCGATAGCCAGCACTTTATTTCCCCTTGTACTTCTCTACCAGCGAGTCGAAGAACTCTTTACCCTTCATGTCTACAACGTGCTTAGGGATAACATATTCCCCGGTATGGGCTTCGATAATAACAGGGTCGCTTCTGTCTTTCCCCGGAACTTTACCGCCCTTCTCCATCGACGGAATCGCAGGAGCCTGCGCCATGGCGGGTGTTCCACCCTGCACCATATTCTGACCGCCAATATCCTGCTGAACAGCACGAGCGGCAAGCAGCAGAATAAACACCAGACCCTGATCGTACTGGGCAGGCAAATCCCCCTCGGCAGCAATACCCTGCTGAATAGCGTAACTCCGGACGTTGGGGTACATCTCAGGATTCTGCGCAGCAACAGTTGCTAACTGCACGATCATATTAAGTTCTTGTGGAGTGAGTGCGCCTGACTGCAGTTCCTCCATGATCGTTTGTCGTATCTGGGCAACCTGCTGCGGGTTCCTATTGACGAACTGGTTGATCTGCATCTCCATCATACGGGGGTTCATTGGAGCGCCAGCCTGCATCTCGGGGTTAATCCCTGCTTGCGTCGGCATCCCCGGAACCGCGCCCGGAGCAACCCGCATACCCTCCAATCCGACCATTCCACCTTCGGCGTAACTGATGTCCATGCCGACATTTGCTGGAATCTGTTGTTCCATTGTAGGCATGTTGAGGATGCTGGCTAGCGCCGGGGGGAGATCCAGTGAGGTGGTTTCCGCCACTACTTCACCGAACGCTGGGGTGTTTGGATTCATCATGGTTATGCCTTTAGTTGGTTAATCAACGCATTAACCGTAGCCCGTAAATTTGCTACGTCATTAGCAAGCGTCTGGACATTAGTCAATAGTTTAACGTAATCGTCGATACTGGGTACAGTTACACCACTGACTGTATATCCAGCGCCTTCGGCGGTAACTTGTTTCATGTTCTGCTCGGGGGCGGGAGCAACTCCTATCTGTCCTTTGACAACGGCTTTACCGGCCGTAGCGACATCCCCACGCGCCCCAATCAGGATCTCCACATTTTCCTTAAGTGCTGTGAGTGCAGCAAATTCATATGGGTTTATCCCCGACTGCGGGATAGCAGGAATTGCGCTGAACCTAACCGGACGAGTAGCCATTAGGTCTCCTTCAGTCCAATCGGGGTTTCAGCGATATGCACTTCGCGGACACGGATGTTGCCGTCGATCTCAAACTCAAACGTGTCAGACCTGTACCCCGTAGGCATACGGAAGGTGTTGCTGCTACTAAGCCCCTTGGTAAAAATAAGCGCCTTGTCTACGTAAAACTTAAACGTGATCTGATCGGAAAGGTCGTACACGCCGGTAGTAGATTCCCAGTTTGTATTAGTCGCTTCCCAATTCGTAGTCAGTACGTTGCTAACAACAGGGCCGTAGTCCGCGACAACTCGCGCTGCCCCAAAGTTAACCATGTCCTTGGTCTTGAATGTTTTGGACTTCCACTGCTGCACGAGCGGCGGCTGAGTCAGGTTATCCCACTCGAATATGTCGCCACTGACGCCAGAGGTGTAGTACAACTTATTTGTAAGCGAGTCGTACCAACTGGCCGAGAACGTGTAGTCGATATCAACGAAGATGCCACCGACCTTTTCATCTCGCTCAAATGTAAACGCACCCGTGGAATGCGAGGCAAAGTACATATCCCCGTAGAACGAGGCGACTACGGTAGTTGGGTCAAGGGCAACATTCCAAGTATCGTTGTTGTAGTTGAACTTGGTGATCAGCGCCGTACCAAAAGAAGAGTAAAACGCCAGACCATCATGCGTAGACCAGAACACACCGCCCTGCATGGTAACGATGCTTTTCTGGTTTAGGCACGGATAGAGAAGATCAATACGCTGAACAGTAAGTCCTGCCGCCGGATCAGACCCAGAGATAATGTAGGGATATCCTTCGGTAAGAACGAGTAGCGCACCGTTTGCTGCAGCAAGTCCAACTACGTTGTGTTCGATAGTCTGCTTGTACGAGACTGGCCACGCGTGTGGACGATTGGGTTCCGAAAAGTAGATTTCGTTCGCCACAAACCCAGCGAGAATATTGTTTTGCATTGCCGTCAAACCGTCGAGGTTATCTGGCGGCGCATCGTACTCGTCCGTCTGCAACGTATCGGACAAAAACCTAGAATCAAAGTCGTCGGTAAAACTATAGGTCGCATCACCCCAATACTGCGCAGGAGTGGTACCCGGAGTCTGTGAAACGTCATGGTATAACGTGCCACTAGCCACAATAGTGTCGCTAACATCCGAGTCAACTTGAGCGTACTCAAACGTGTAGTCATCAATAAGGTCGGTAACAATGCCGCCTGTGATGTCGAACGAAGGCACACCGCAGCCACTTATCTTGAAGTAGTCCCCAACACCAAAATTGTGCGGATAGGCAAGCGTGACACGCGAGACGTTACTAGTTCTCTGGACACGGGCTAAGGCCGTGGGAAACCAAAGCGTGGCAAGCCGGAAGTATTCAGTACCAGACGTAGACGCCAAGGTGCGATACAGCCGTACCCCACGCACAAAATTTGATCCGGATGGCTTGGCGGTAGGCAGGTTACTTACCGTTACAGTTTGTCCCTCTTTGATGAAGAGATCTGCTGAAGGTTCAGAGCCGATAGACTCCTCTTCCCATGGTGTATACCATGTATATACATACGTCCGATTCTGCGTAAGTCCGGCAAGATCAACCTTGCCTTCCGTATTAGCCGTAGTGGCGATCTGAAAGCCGGGACTAAAGTACGTAAAAGTCGTCGCGTTGACTACGGTGCATTCGATGTTAGTCGCATTGAAGTTACGGATATCCAACCGCACGTCTCCACTGGTAGTGGCAGCGGTCGCAACAACAACATCGAACGTACTGGCAGTCACGTTGGTAATCGTGAAGGTTCCGTCAGTAGCGGTACCCGAAGTAAAGTCAAGCGTTACAGAAGCACCGTTGGACAACCCATGATTCAGGATCGTCACGGTAATCGTAGTGCCGCCTAACTGATTGTAAGTTCCGGTGAGGAACGTAAACCCCGAAACCGTGATGCTATTGCCGGTGCGAAGCCCATGGGCGGTGCCAGTTACAATAGTTGCAATGTTACCTGCGTCACGAGCAAAACTGGCTGAGGTCTTCGTAGTAAAAGTAGTAGCAACGGTAGTCAGAACCGTGTCGGGAAGCGGCAGGCCAAGATCGTAATAGCCAACGGGGAAGGGCGCACTCCCGCTTGTCGCAAGTGAATAGTCACTTACTTTAGGCACACCGTCGCCGGTGTAGTAGAACCGTTGGTTCTCGTTCTCGTTGGTAGTAGCAACGGCGATATTCACATCCGTCAACCACGAGAGCCACTCGACCGCATTAGTGCTGGGGTTTCTCAACCCATAAAGCGTTTTCGTAGTTCCACTGCGGCCAGTAGTACCAGCGACAACAGGTGTCGGGTACGGGATCAGATTCCCAGAGTACAACTTAGTATTGCGTGCAATCTGCGCAGCCGTGTCCGGCAGCAACTCCGAAGCAATCTTCGGTGCAATACCAAGGAAACTGGTTATCTTGAGTCCCGCCATTACGCCTTGCCCTTGATCCTTTCAAACGACCGCATACCGCCAAAGCCAAGCATACCGCCTAGCATGATCAACAAGTCAGTAGTCTCAATCGACGGTGGAATCTGCCAACCCTGCGAAAGTGACAGCCATGCCAAAAGCGGTTGCGCCAAGTACGTGTATCCCATGCCGATTACGCAAACCCAGCCAACCGCTGGTCTCCACCCGGCGCGAAACGGATCGCTCGACTGCGCTTCCGTCTCATTGATCTTGGCTTGCGCCAGCATCACCTGCAGGTCAGCATCTAACTCTTTGAACTCACCAGCCTGCTGTAACTTAAGCAGTTCAAGTTGCGCGTTAGCCTTGGCCTGCGGATCGGGAATCACCTTGTCGATGATCTTCATCCCCGCCTGAATAAGCGGCCCAAGTAGTGCGTTCATTTCACACCGTTATGTTCAAATGAATAGTGGTTACCGTCGTTGAACCTACCACCCCAGCGAGCATCCGGATCCTGCTTCTCCCACCACTCACCGAGGGGACGGTGATCCTCGCTCTGCTCTAAGAACTCTCCATCCTTAAATAGGTTCAGGTCGATGGCCAAGCGTATCTTATGGGCGCTACTTGGATGGCTGTAGGACTTGCGCACGCCCATGACACCATGCACCCGAGGATCACGGAAAGCATCCCCAAGCGTCACCTCAAAGCCAAGTTCATATGCCTTGTCGATGAGGCGGGGAATAAGTTTAGCGAACCGCCGCTGCTTCTGCCCAAGAGTTTCCTTCACGGTATAACCCCAAAGAACTTAAGCGCAATACCCACGCAGATACCGATAAGCCCGGTAACGCCACGGTCAACCCAAATGCTCGTCTGGTCGTTACGCGGCTGCGCCTGCTCCAGCGTGGAGAGGCGGCTCTCAATGCGTTCGATGGCCCGGAAGGCCCGCTCCAGAGCGTCGGCGGTTTGCGCTTGCGTTTGTTCTACTAGCGCCAATTTAGTAATCGCATCCGATAGTTTGTTGAGGGCAGTCTTGACCTCCGTCACATCAGAGTGCAACGACTCAAGCCTTACTGCAAGTACTTGCGTTTCGACCATGACCATAATCTCAAATTATTCAAGTAAGAGGTAGAAGCCGTTTTCCTGCACCAGATTCTCGCCTACCTCAGTTTCGAGGTTAAAGAACTTGATGTCCTTGGCAAGTTGCAATCTACGCCGCAGGAGAACGACTAGGTTACGCATTGGATTACCCGCGCAGACAGACAGTCACATCCACGGCGTTAGCCGCACCACCGGTAATAGCAGGGCGCAGATAAACAGCCGAAGTGGTGAAGTCAAAGAAGGCCGCAGCAGTTGCCGAGATTGTCGTAGCGTTCAAGTCTTTCATATCAAAGAACGTGCTGTTGTCGTTTGATACTTGCAGGACAATCGTAGCGCCACCAAACGTGCCGCCAAACTGCACAGAACCAGCAACGGCCGCCTGCCCCGGAATAGCGATAGAGTTGATGGTGTCGCCCGTTACGATATCGGCCCAGACAATCCGAGGAACAATTTCCCCTTGCGCCTGCACCGTAGAAAAACTAGGAGATACGGTTGCCATAATTTTTTCCTGTTAGAGTCTCTGGTCAACCGGGCCAGTACGGGTTGATGTTAGTTAGTACTTCGGGCCACTTCACGGAATATTCCATCCGTACCATACACCAAAGTCAAAGTGTCGTTAGTCGATCCTGTAAAGTCAGTGCCGCCACTAAGTTGAATAGTTGCGTTGTCTTGAATTACCGTTGCGTCATCAAACAGAATAGTAAATGGCACGCCTACGTGCGGGTCTAAAAAGTTTGTGATTGTAGGCGTCCCGCTGGTTCGCAGGGTTGGTACGGAATACCCGCCAACTCCAGCGTTAGGGTAAGAAATTGACGGCGTTGCAGTACCATCTAAAGTCATTTCTGTGACTTGCGCATAATCACCTTCAACCCAAATAGCAATTGAATCAAAATAAGTTGTTCCTGTATCGCTAGCAACAAACAACAAATCGACTGACGTTGGATTTGCAGCCACATCAAATGACACTAAAATTTTTTCCCATACTGCATTATTTGATGTTGTTTGGGAATAAACACTTGAGCCGTCAATTAACATTCCAACGGCCCCAATTCCATTTGATGTTTCGTTGTATACCCACGCTTGCACAAGGATTCGTTTTCCGGACAAGTAATTGGCTGGCCCGATTCGTGTACGAATACCTCTAGCACCGGACGCCGAAGTTATTTTGCAGGAGTAATCAAACGATTTTTTAATTGTTGATTCCCGAGCAATAGTGGCGGTTCCATAGTTAATAAACCCGCAGGGGACAGTGGGGGAACCACCACCAACCCAAGTCTGCATGTTGGTAGAAAAATACTCATGCTTAGTTGGCAAACTGTCGCCGTAACGGAACCTTTCGTTATTTGCGTTCAACAAATTTCTAAAGACAGTTTGTTTTCCTAAATCTTTAATTTCGCCGCCCAATGGGCCAACGTTGTTATTGCGATAATCACCGTTTATAAAAAAACAATTTTGAGAAGTCGCATCAATAGATAATCCCATCGTACGGACGTTTTCAAATCCGCACAATGTACAACCTAAAAATCGAGAATCGCCTTGAATGTTAGTTTGACGAACAACACAGTTACTACAACTCTGCATTGATACAATATATCCGCTATAAGAACCTACCGGCGGTTCAATATGCGTAGATGTAATTGTGCAGTCTTTACAATTAACAAAACTAACTTCTTGGTAATTGTTAGATCCTTGGATTACACCGCCAAACCAATGACAACTTTCAAGTGCTGGATTACCGGGAGTGCTATCTCCAAATTTTACATTGTGCGTCAATCCACCGGCGTTGGCTCGGCAGTTTACAAACGTACAATTGTTAGTGTTGCCACCGGAAGAACTTAAAATGTGGTAGCCAATTAAACAAGAACCTTCTGTACCGCTTGTTAACGTAATCGGGCGATAACCGCTGTTTTGGTCAACAGAACAGTCTATAAAAACATTGGACTGACCTTTAGTGACTCGGAACCCATCCACACCCATCCAGCCAACCCAAACTCCCTCGATTCGACAACAGCCAATTCCAGACGTTACGTTAATGTGTAGACCGTTTCCCGAAGTGTTGATGCCGCTGATGCCGATGTCACGTACAGATACGTGATCAGCAGTAATACGAATTGCATCGTCCCCGGTTGCGCTATGACTTACAACGCACGAAGATACGCCGTCGCCAAACACTGACAGTGAAGATTCATCAAGAACCCACGCTGCGGATAACTTATAATACTTTCCAGATTGTTTTGGCGCTGGAATGTATATGGCGCGATTTGTCGTAGCCGCAGCGGCTTTGGCTGCGTTAAATGCGGCCAAATCATCCGTTATGCCATCGCCCACCGCACCGTAATCTAGGACGTTTACTGCCGCCCCAGTTATCATTGAGTAGGTTGTTTTTGTTAAGACCATGATAAATCCTTAATTAAGCCGAGCAGGGATACCAAAATCCGATTCGGATATCCGTGTTACTGCTGCCCTGAATCTGTGCTGATGCGTCGGCCAATGTGCTTCCGGTAGCCAAATGAATAGTTACATATGATTTGTTGTCAGACCACGCAATTTGAAAACCGTTTGCAACGCTTGATGCCGATCCCGCGATTGAAATACCGCCTATACCCCAAGAGCCGCGCTCACCTACTTGCGCTGAAGTACAGGTGTTAAATGGAACATTCAACCGAAGTTCGCCAGTTGGGCTATTGATGGCACTTGCTGTAATGTACCCATGCACATAAACCATGCGGCCGATCCGCGTATAGCCTAATGTGTCAAACGAGGTGCTGACTGTGATGCTACCACCGGCGGACGTTAGTGTAGCGGTGTAACTTCCCTCCTCGTACCAGTTGAGCAACGAACTTGTTTCTCCCGCCGCGCCGGTATTTGCGGAGAAGTCGATGCCTTTGGCGGCAGTGCCGATGATGAGGTTGCCGGTGTTGACGGTGGTATTACCGGTAGATACGGCAACAGAAAGTCGTGCGACAGCACTTCCGTCACGGATTGCAAACGGTAGACTTGAGTTTATTCCGAACTCAGTTGCACTAGAACTTATGACTAATGTTCCATTCCAGCCGGGAAATTGATTGAAAGTTGCAAACGATGTTCTACCACCAGTGTGGGTAACAGTAAGGCCTGTACCTAACAACTGCGCAGTATCATTTCCGGCAGCCGTTGACGTAAACGAAAGCGCTCCTACTGCTCTGCCAGCCGTAAGGTCGGCCGCAGAAACTTTTACGGTGCTTCCGCTCTGAACAACCGGCAACACTTCGGTACCAGCAAGCGGCGTCGAAGCACCCGTCAACTGTGAAATCTTTTTATCGGCCATGATACGCTCCTAATTACGCCAGCCTGATAGCGGCGACAGTGTTTGCGGTGTTACCACCGGCACCTTGAGTACGAAATTGAATTTTTCCACCCGAAACTTGAAACTGTCTAATCGCAGATCCCGGATTAACGTTGTATATAGACTCTAAACTTGCGGTTCCAGTTTTGCTAACAAACAAATCTGACGCAGCATGATTGGTACTTGGAGTATTGCTATCTGCAATAGTTAGACGCCAAATCTGATCGTTACCAACTGGCCCGAGGTCGTACCACGTATTGTCTGCAGAAACAAAATCTGTTCTGCGATAAGAGAAAAAACCTTCTCGGGCAAAGTTTAGATTAATTAGCAAATAGTTTGGATCGGAATATCCAACGCCATTAAAAGGATTTAGAACAAATTCATTGCTTTCAACATATGAATACGTTGTCGTTCCCTTTTTAACGCCAATACTTAAAGACCCACCGGTTCTAATATCATTATTTAATATGTAAACATTGTTTGCGCCGTTACCAATTTCAATAACAGAATGGTTATCACCATTGTCGCTAAATTGGTTGTTCCGGATTGTTACGTGATTAACATTTGAATCTTTGAGGTATACAGTGGAATAGTTAGAAGATTGCCCTAAGTCGGCAATATAGTTATCTTCAATAGACAACGACTCACACTTTTCAACGTAAATACCGTAGACATACCCTTCAATGTATGAGTGGCGAATAGACACGGCTTTTTTATATCCCGCGCCGCTAAGACGAATTCCGCAAGTATCAGTAGGACTTGCAGACGAAAAAGTGCTTTGTTGGTTGGTGCTACAACGATAGATATTGATGGCTTCGCCTTGATTAATATTGATACCAATAGCACCACGGATTGCTACGCAGCCATCAAGAGTTACATGCCCACCATTTTGGGTAATGTCATATCCTCGATAGGATGTTAGAGAACCCGGTGCTACCCACTTAACCTGACGAATCATGGTACTCCAAGAAGCCTGACTACCGGTGCCAGCCTCAAACAATTGAATACCACCGCCATTAAAATTTTCCATCTTCAAATTTTCAAAGAGAGACTGCGGTCGGCTGCTTCGAATAGCATATTCGCCATTACCGCCATTGATGGAAAGATTGCGTATTACTATACCGCCAAATTCGGCGCTAGTAGCCGAAAAACAATTACCGGATGCAGCCGTAAAATTAATTTGAGAAGGTAACGATTCAAAATTGTTACCCCCTAAACCGCTAATGGTTTTATCTCCTGTGATACTGATCTGTGTACCAACTTTGAAATAACCCGCAGGAACAAACACATAGTTAGAGACGGCCAGCGCACTAACAAATGCTTGGTAACTGTCGGCAACACCAGTCGGGTCAGCACCAAAGTCCATGATACTAACCATTTGGCTGTACCGGGAAACATCCAACACAGACTGCGCGGTAATTCTTGCTTCAATCCGTGATCCGGCGAGGAACGATTGAGCGGAGGTGCCTTCCTGCGCACGGACGATAGTCATCGTGTCGCCAGAGCGAGCCGTGACCTTTACGATTTCAGTAGTACCGCCAGTGCTTTCAAGCGTGGCGTAGAAGTAGTCCGTAGACGTAAGCGTTGGGAACTTTGAGCCGTCTCCAGTGGCGACAACAATACCGGTGTTGCTAGCCGTAATCGAACTAGCAAGAGTAGAGGAAGCATTGTTTTTGAGTTGAATGCCCATTAACTTACTCTAACAGAAGTGCGCCACGTTGGAATACATACTCTTCGATACTCGCCACAGTAATCCGAAGTTCTATGCGTGAGTTCGCTGCAAAGGGGATCGCAAGAGTTCCTTCCTGCGCTCTCGTGATTGTCATCACGTCATCAAACCTTGCAGTGACTTTAACAATCTCAAAGTTGTTATTACTATTTGAAATAGTTGCGTAGAAATAATCCCCAGCCCCAAGAACTGGGAACCTAGCCCCTTGCCCAGAAGCGACGGTAACACTAGTCGCCGTACTCGTCACAGCAAGCGGGATGGTCGCAAAAGCATTATTTGCAAATTTGATACCCATTAGACTATCCCATACATGACTTCGATAGTCGAAGTAACCGGCGGCGCTTGCGAAAAGGTAAGCGTAGTTCCCGACACGCTGTATGTATTCTTCTGCTGGTAGACACCGTTGATAAATACCATGGTGGAATTCTCAGCAACAGTGACTGGCATCGTATACGCAACCTGCGAACCAGTGCCGCTAAAATTTACTACATTGAACGGCAAATGATCGAGAATACTCTGAGCGGTTACACGAAGTTCAATCCGAGAACTTATTGGAAACGCCAGCGGTAGCGTGCCTTCTTGCGCACGAACAATCGTCATAGAATCGCCAGATCGTGCAGTAACTTTTACAATCTCGTAGAAAGTGCTACTGCTAGATATGGTTGCGTAGAAATAGTCACCCGCACTAAGGGTAGGGAACTTGGAACCTTCGCCAGAGGCGACCACTAAACCAACGTCGGTTTCTATAATGGCGACTGCTAGCGTCGAAACGGCATTATTTTTAAGTTTAATGCCCATCTTAAACTCCGAAGGACTGCATACGTGCAGTCATAACGCCGCGCATGTTGCCTAGGTTGGCCCGCGCCCTGCGCTCACTGATATGGTAAACGTACTGCTTTGCGTGATAGGCAGCCAGTTCTCTATCTGACCAACTGACGTTGGGAAGTACCAGCAAATGCTGCAGCGCCCCGTGAAGAATAACATCTTCCAGTTCGTCAAACACTACCTCATCCATCCCAGTAGCAGTGCGCTTGGGTTTTAGTGCCAAGAACATCCGCATCTCATAGACTTTATCGTTGTCCGGAAGCGGAAGGATAAGGTACTTGTCCGGTGACAACTGGCAGATAGCCATGGGGGTGCTAGCGTCTTCCAGAGCAGCAGTAGGAATATTGAAAGTATTCTGCTGGTTGAACTGGTTTTCGTTGTACTCAGGGTCGTTGAACGTACTACTAGGAGTCTGGCTCCACAGGTCGTTCGGATTCATACCGCTGTACAAATCAGCCCAGCACGGGTACTGAAACAACGCCTGTTCTAAAGTAAGTTTCTGCAGTGCGTCACAATTTACCAGCGCATCGAATATAGCGTGAACATCCGTGTTGGACGGCTTACTGTAGAAATACTCATGTACACCCGGCTGCAGATTGAACAGAGGAACTGCATACCTCCAAAACAGGGTGCGTTCACAAGTGCGGATAGCCGAGTCACGGATGTACTGAATAAGCGTCGGAGGCGGGCATCCGGGGACACTCGCCGCAAGCTTGGAGGACAGTGTACTAAACTCTCGGTCAGCCATTAGCCACCCGCCTGTTGCGTACCAATGCCGCTACTTTCTGTGTCTGTGATCACGCGGGATTGTAGAGCAACGCCCAACCCGGACACGAAGGAGTCAAAGAACAACTTGGCCCGTCCGGAGTTGATGTACTCGTTATCCACCGACTCGGCAAGAAACACAGTGCCATCCACTAAGGACGGGAAGTACGCATCGGACACTGCAGTAATTGTCTGCGCAAGCGTGTAGTTCGGTGGGAACGCCACATACTCGCCTACAAGGATAATCCCAGATGTCGGGCGAGGATACAGAAAATAAGAGTTAGGATTGCGAACATGCCGCATGTACTTGGTTGGCGTACCCGCTGCATCATTAGTCCAGTTCGGGTAGACCTGATCAAATACATCCCGATTTACTTCCTGAATCGACTCCCCGTTCTTGACTTGGAAGATCTCCACCAAGCGCATGGATGTCGAAGGCAGGGTCTGGACTACAGAATTGGCTACTGTCGTGATATCCGTAATAACCGAAAACAAGTCCGGGCGCAGCATGGTCATCTTCTTGAGTGTCTGGTTAACGTACCCAAGAAGTACCGTGTCGCTATAACGCAACGGCGCGGACTCATCCTGAATGAGCCGCCGGACTTCAGTTATTACATCTTGAGGAGTCATTTACGGTAGCCGCCTCGACGCTTCAGCCGCCAACTCGGGGGGAGTATAGGGCGGGGCTTCTGGGATGTCATTAGTTTCGAGATTCAGCGCTCCCTTCTTGGGACGCCCCCTGCGCACCCGCTCCACTACATCCGGTTTCACAAACCGCTCGGGATAGGCTTCCTCCTCCGAAACCTCCTCGCACAGTTCGTTTTGTGCAAGGATAGGGTTCCAGTCGTAGATAAAACCGTCCTTCCGGTTACGCAGATATCGGGGCATCTTACCGCCCCTTGTTCATCTTCTTGAGCGTCATGGCAAGACGAGCGCGTTGCCCCATCTTACCCGGAGCCTTAGCGGCCTTTGCCAGTTTGCCAGCGGGGATGTTCTCCCCCTTCTTGACGCCCATAGCCTGACGCAGCGCACCCGGCTTTTTGATAGCACCAGCGATCCAATTTTTAGCCATGATTACTTCCTCTTTCCGGACGGTGATACCGGCCAAGACTGCCTTGCCGGACTAGTTTTCTTGTTTGCCATCGACCGCTTCTCAGCGGCTGTCATTCTGCCTGCGGCTTTTGCCGGGCGACATGCTGGGTAACTACGACTGGACTTCTCAGCCCCTGAGCGACCGCATGGTTTGCCTGTCTTGATATCGACCCACTTCTCTCCAAACCACTTACCAAGGCCGCCCTTACTTGCCACGTCGCACCCGGTTGTCTGCACCAGACCAAGACCCGCCGCGCTTCTTGTACTCTTTGGCCGCCCACGCGTTCGCGTATGCGCTGGGGTAAACATCAAACTTACTCTTGGCGGCAGACTTAACCCGCGACCAGAGAGCCTTGTTGTTTGGTGTAGACTTTGCCATTTAACAATTCCACGCTCGCAAAGATTTATTGATCCGGCTATTCGGATCGTTGGCCGTCTTGGCGCTTGTCAGTTTCTTTTTCATGCCTTTCATCCGGGCGCAAAAAGAATCACGGCGAGGGCCACCTTGCGGCTGAGGGGGCTTCAACCCCGGCTTACCGGGGTTGGCACGGTTGTATGAAGCACGCCCCTTAGCGTTTAACCCACCAGCGGGATTCTTGCCTTCTTTGCGCTGCCATGCAGGCGACTTAGCCATTACGCTACCCTATGAGTTACGAAGATTACGGACGGAATAGCCGGTACCGCCGGTGGGCCTACAGCCGCAGCCGTATGCTCAACGTCTACACCGGCATTCTCCACCATGACAATGGCTTCAATATACTGAGTCGCGGTAACTGACTCCATGATAGTTACTTCAAGTAGCGCTCTACCACCGTCACCAGTTTTCGGTACTGTGGTTATAGACGCACTATTTGCTATATCACTACCGTTTTTACGGAACCAGAGATAGGCATCATGGTCGGCAGCATCTGTGTTATTAAACTGCACACTTACGGTAATTACATAAGTTCCAGCAGTGTCATAAGTGACTTGGGAACTAGATGCAACTGTGATTCCGCTGTTAAACGCAGAAGAGTTATTCAGCGTCAAAGCGGTTGGAGTGTTGGCCGCAGGAGTCTGATCCTGCGTCGAGTAAAACTGTCCGTACTTTTTATTGGTGATGTCCGCAAACGGAACAGACACACCGCTAAGAGAACCGCCGGTCAAAGCAACCGCGTTTGCGTTCTGCGTAGCAATAGTACCTAGTCCAAGATTGGTTCTGGCATTAGGCGCAGTAGAAGCACCGGTGCCGCCATCGGCAATAGCAAGATCCGCAGATAATCCTGAAACGGCTACGCCACTGATTGAACCACCAGTGATATTGGCCTTGGACGTATTGACTGTTCCAGTGCCGTTGGGAGTGAGATTGATACTGCCGTTCGTATTTGTGGCAGTTATTGAGTTGCCGTCAAGTTGAATGTTATCGACGGAAACAGATCCCGTTCCGACTTTGAGAGCGGTGGCTACGCCAGTTCCGCTGTATACCGTTTTTTCGGTAGCGGTAGGGCCATCGTCAACATGCAGCAGTTGATCGTAAGTACTAGATACGGAACTGCCAGTGAGATTAGTCGGCATTCAAAATCTCCGGAAAAGGCAAGGGGGCTTGCGCCCCCCGCCAATTAGACAGTCGCGCTAAACGGAGTAACTTCAACACCGGTACCAATAATGTTTCCATGAATTGCGTATCGGTCAGTAGCCACGTCGATAAGCGTAAGAATGCCGCCTACGAGACCACCGGAAGTGCTGCCGTTCATCGTAATCGTATCGCTAGTGGTAGTGGTACTAAACTCAGTACCAGTGCCAGCAGCCTGATCCGTTACGTAGAGTGAACCAGACATCACGTCGGTAGCGTCAGCCACTTTGATGATGTTGTTGTTGCTGGTAACAGCGGTGCCCGTCGTAAAACGGAACACAGCGCCAGAACCAGTTGCAGCCGGAAGCGTGGCAGTTACGCCAGCAGCACGGTTAAGCACAACAATACGATCACTATGGTCAGCAACCGTAACCGCCAAAGTAGCAGCACTCGCAGACACCAAACGAGCGGACACATCTGCAGCAGCGTTCAACTCGGCGGCGCTCGCATTGACGGTAGTACCGGCAATCTTAAGCACGTCCGCATCAAGCGTAACGTCGTACAGCGTACCACCCTGAATGGTCACGTTGTCTTGAGTTATACCACGATAAACACCCATATTACTCTCCTTAAGAGAGGGGGGCCGAAGCCCCCCACCCTAGTTTAGGCGTTAGCATTGAGGACAAGAGCGAACGCCTCCACAACACAATCGGTCGGAACCGCAGTGTTAAGCAGGAGATCAATCGTGTCCGCAGTCGGGATGACCGAGGGGTTAGCAAGGTCAGCCGCCTTCAGCCCGAGCGAGTTCGACGCAACGTTATTAGCGTAAACGTCAGCCGCATACGGCGTGGCACCCGTGTAGCCAAAGTCAAAGGTCGCCGTGGTGTTGGTGGACTCCACCTTCGTCACAACGAGACCCGCTGAAAGAACAACCGACCCGGCAGGCAACGAAATCACCTGCAGCGTATCGGTCGCAACCAAAGCCGTAGCGCCAGCAGCAGCGCGAGCAGCAACGATCTCAGCGAAGTCGAGTTCGACCGTGAACTTGGAAACACCGTGGCCATCGGGGAACGCCGCCGTTCCCTTATTAAAGCCCAAAGAATCAGTATAAGCAGCCATTTTAATTTACTCCTGAATTAGAACTGCACCACGGCCTGAGCAAGGGCTTCGCCCTTCACGACCTTGTAGCCATAAACCTGCAGACCACGCACGATGTTACCAAAGGTCGATTCCGACCGGATGGTTTCCATGTTGGTCATCTGCGAGGCGAACGTGAAGCCCATCTTGTTACCAGCGATAAGGCTGTACTTGCCGGACGACACACTGAGGTTGTGACTCACATAGAGCGTGAAACGGTCAACCATACCAAGGCGGCCATTGCGGACGATCGAGGTGCCGTCGCCCGTGAGCGAAGCGTCCTTGAGTTCCGACTTCTTGATCAGACCCGCCATCTTGGCCGGGATCACGACAAAGCGGTTCTGCTCAGGGCAGTTGGCCTCGTCAAGCACCGTACCGAGATCGACAAGCAGATCCACCACGGAGACCGTACCACCAGCGCCATCCTTCGTGACGGTCAGCGGCGAAGCGTTCGAACCGAGGTTGAAGGAAGCCGACTGCTCACCAGCAGCCGTACCCTTATTGGTAGCAGCAATGCCGGGGAGGATATCGGTAAGCACGCGCTGATCAATCTTGATCTTCATGCGCTCCGACGCGTCCTTCGTCCAAGTGTCCATCAGGTTGATGTCCGACTGCACCTTGTCCACATCGTCCTCGACGCACGCGAAATACTCGCCCTTGTCGATCACGAGTTGGATCTTCGGCTTGTCCGGGTTCTCAACCGTCAGGGTCTGACCCTTCACGTAGTCGCGGATCGTGATTTCCGGCGTGGTGCGGATGTTAACCGTGTCACCATACTGGCGAATCTCGCCCTCGTAGTCCGTGTTGGAGATAGCCGCGAGAACCGTAGCATCGTAGAAGT